TTACCGGCCAAGCAACCACATTCCGCCAGCCAGCACGGCAACAAAAGCGGCACCGGCCAGCAACCCGGACCAGCCAAATTGCCACACCAGCGATACCAGCCCGCCAGCAATGGAAAGGGCTCCAAGTGCCCCGCCCATTACTGCAACGCCTCCCGTGCTTGGGTGCGCAGCTCTTTGGGTGTCGATGCCACAAACCGTTGGGCGCGGTCTTTTTGCATTTCCGTCACTCGCCTGCGGATGGCTTGGGTGTTGAGCACGATCTGAGCCTCTGGGTTTTTCTCGTTCCATTCTGCCAGTTTGTCGCGCGCAGCCTTCACCTTGCCCTGGTCTTTCTCAAACATCCCCAACGCGATCTGCTCGGTGATGTCGCCCTTGACCTTGTTGAACAGGGTGCGCTTTTCGTACTCGGCACCGATGGCGCGGCTTTCTCGGGCGACATTGGACGGCTGCAAGCCGATGGCTTTGAATGCCGCATCGGTGGCGTCCGCCTCCATGACGGTGCGCCCACGGGAGTCGGTGTAAATGCCCCGGTCGTACATCTCGATGCCTTTGGCCAAATTGCGGATGGCCACCGGGCGAACCTCGCCCTTGAGTGCGTCACGGACAAATCCCCCGGCCACGCCAAACACCTCCAACACCTCGTCTTCTTTGCGTGCCTCGCTCTGCTTGAGCAAGCCCGTCCCCGGCAGCATGTTGCCCATGCCCAAGCGCTGCGACACATCAAACGGCACGATGCCGGTACCGCTGGCGCCCTGCAGCAGGAAGTCGGCAAACGGCTGGCCCAGCGTGCTGGACATGAACCGGTTGAGCTGATCGCGCGTCACCCAGTTGTACCCCAGCCCTTGGGCCACGGTGTCGAGCACGTCCTCGGCGTCTTCTGCGAACGGCAGGCCGCGCATGCCAGACAGCAGCACCAGCACCGCCAGCGCCAGGGCGCGCTCACGGGACGGCAAGCGCTTCAAAAACTCCACATACTGAATCGTGAAGGTCTTGAACGTGAACAGCGTGGCGCCCACCGGGCCGCGCCCCCAATTAGGTCGATTTCCCTTGTTAAAGACGCCTTGCGTTTCCTCCACTGCCTGGGCTGCGAAGGCAAACGGGTCGGCTTCTTTGTTGGCTTTGGCCAGCTCGTAGGCGGCAATGAATGCCGTGCGCCGGTTGAACGTTTCAGCCAACTGGAAGAACAAGCCCCATGCCGCCAGCGCGGCGCGCACCTTCAGGCTTGAGCCCAGTGTGCGGCTGGCCTCGGCCTGCAGCTGGAAAATCTCCTGCGGCTTCACAATGCCATCCTGCTCGGCCCGCTTGAGTGCCCGCGCGGTGTCGGCGTCCTGCACCTTGCCAATGGCTTGGCGCATGGCGCCCCCCACTTGCTTGGCGGCCTTGGCGGGCCCGCCAAACTGGCTCAGGTATGGCAGCGTCTGCACCAGCGTCTGCGTCAGGTTGACCAGCGCCGATGCCACCGAGCCGCCGATGTAGTTCACAAACAGCAGGGATCGGATGGCCTGAGCCTCTTCCTTGGGGTTTTGCACGTAGTTGGCCAGCGCCACCGCCTCGTCCTTCACGTCCCCCTGCTTCACGTTGTCCACAGCCTCGCTGATGCGCAGGCCATGCAGTGCTCGCGCGGCGGCGCGACTGTTGCTGGTGATGAATGCCGCCACCACCCGACTGCCGTCGTCGTCAAAACCCTCCACACCCTTGCGGTGAATGAGGCGGCGCAGCGCACTGTGCTGGGCGGTTGCCTTCTGCAGCCACTCTTGCATGGCCGCGTCGCCCTCGATGCCCAGCATTTCGGCGAACAGCATCGCGGTCTCGGGCGAGACGCCTTTCAGCAACTCAAATTCCCGTTGGCTCTGCACGCCCTGCGAGACTTTTAAGCCTTTTTCTCGGAACGATCGGGCCGCCCGGTTGGCTTCGTACTGGTTCTCGTACATGCCAAACCACACCCGTTCGCCTTGGTCGTTGAGCACGTCGACCGTGTACGGGCCAAAGCGCATCAGCGGCGCGTAACCCTTCGCCTTCAGCTCGGCGATGCGGCTCACCTTGTCGTTCAGGCGCTCGATCACGCGCCCCAGCGCGGCCAACTCGTCCTTGGCGTCGGAAATTGCCGCATCCAGATCCGGGCCGCCCTGCTCTTTGGCCAGCTTGCGCATCTTTTCCAGCTCGGTCTCGCGGTCTTTGCGAGCGGCGTCCAAGGCATTGCGCACCAGTGCCACGGCTGCGCTTGGGCTCTCGCTTGCCGCAGCCTTGCGGGCGTCGGTCAACAGTTGATCAACCTCTGCAGGGTTTGTGCTCAGGTATTCGGGCTTGACGGTTGTTGCGGACCGGTACACATCGGCGGCCAACAGGCTGTCAAGGCTTTGGTCGATTGCTCTGCGCGCCTGCTGGTACATGGCGATTTGCGCATCAGACATGCCTTGGGCCTTCAGTTCGGTGGCCGTCCACACAATGCCGGCGTCCTCGGGTGCATCCACCTTGATGGGCTTGCCGTTGGCGTCGCGCCCGTAGCGAAGCGTGCCGTCAAACATGGCGTCACTGGTTGCCTTCAAGTCGGCTTCGCGGGCCTTGCTGTTGACCATCTGGGGCAAGAGCTTTTTCACATCGCCCAGGCTCTCGACTTGCGGCAACAGGTCCGGCGCTTGGTCGGCAGCCAGAATTGCCATTCGGCTGGTGTCGCGCATGAAGTCCTGCACGGCGTCGTACACCCGGCCAAATTCCTTGTTCGTCTTGGCCTTGTGCAGTTGGGTACCCACCGTGCCATGCCACCACCGGTTAAAGCCGCGCTGCGAAGTGGTGAGGTCGGTCAGGCGCTCCACCACCGCATCAGGGGTGGACTCCATCATGCGGGCCTGCATGCCGATGGGGCTGGAGCGGCTGAACATCGCACCATCGCCCTCGCTGGCCATCACATCCTCTACTCGAGCAAAACTCACCCCGCCAGCCCCGCGCCCACCCGGCCCACGCTCCACAAAAGCCCGCGCCGGCATGATGAAGTTGGCGATGATCTCGGCGTCGGTCAATGCCATTTCCCGGAACCCTGGCACATGCCGGCGCAGCCACTGGCGGATCACTGCAATCGCGCGCTTCACAAAGCCAATTTCAGGCGTGTTCTGGGCCATTTCGGCCAGCACTTCCTCGGCGGCTTTAAGTCGCTGATCGAGCGACATGACGGCAAACACCTCGGTGTCCGTGGCGGTCTTCACGTCCACAATGGGCTTGCCATCTGCGCCATTGCGCACCAGGCCGTAAGACCGAGCTTTGGCCACCACCTCCTTGCGGCGCAGGCCCGACAGTTGCAGCAGGATTGGGGTCAGCTCGTCGCCAAAAGTACCGCGCAGGCCGTAATGCCCAAGGACTTCATGGAACAGAACCCGGGCCACGTCGTTCTCGCTGCGCAGAGCCCCAGACACAATGTAGGCCTTGCCCTTGTACCAAAAGCCCTCGGGCTCACCACTGGCGCCCTGGCTGAGCTGGGTGCTGTCGGCATCGCGCACAGCTTGTGGCACGGCCTCATCCTGCATGGACTCCACCACCACCACGTCAGGGGCGTTGCCCCAGCGGGCCTTGATGCCATCGGCTACCGACTTGGCCGCCTGCAGTGACACCCCGGCCTTTGTCGGCGTCAAGATGGCGCGGCTCAGGTCAGCGGTCATGGGGCGACTCATGGCGCTGCCAGACTCGCGGCGATAGTCGGCGAGGCTCTTTTCGGATAGAATTTTTTTGGCTCCAGTGATGAAGCGCGTCGGTCGGGGGTTGTCCCCGATGCCGTGCCAAATTTCTGGGGCCTTTTTTGTGTCTGCGTACAGCAGGCGACCGGAAGCGGTCAGAACACCAATGGGCGGGAGGTTGCCGGTTGTTTTGGCAAAAGCTGTCACAAGCAGGTGATCCGGCTTGCCGCGCAGACTGTTGGGCTCAACGGCAATCAGCACGGGATACCCGGCCACACGCGAGGGGGCAACGATGGTCAGCTTACCGGGGTGATTGGGGTCTGTGTAAACGGCTGCAGGGTTTTCAATCCACTCGGGGATCTGCTTCCAAACCTTGGCCGTCATTTCCGGGTGATTGGTTCGGCCGTCGTTTGCAATGTGCGGCTCATTGAGCACCATTGGCACCTTGGCAAAGCCCAGCAACCCCATCACATCGGACGAGTCCAGGATTGTCACGCCCGTGCGGCTGGCCTTCTCTCCCGCAAACAGCGCATCAATCCGGGCCTCGTAGGCTGCTTGGGTGGATGGGGAGCGGGAAAACAGCACCACCCCCTTGTCAGTCTCCCGGCTTTCAATGGTGCCCACCAGGTTGTCAAACACGCCACGCAACGTGTCGCGCTCCTGCCCGGTGGGGTACAGATACAGATCACGGGTAGCGCCGCTGGCGCGGGCCATGGCGCTGGAGTTGTCGGCCACCTTTGCCGGCGTGCTGGCGCGCTGGTCGGCATCGGTCAAGAAGGTGTTGAGCGCATCCTTCTGTGCCAGCTTATCGTGCACATACAGCTCGAAGGCGCGGGCAAACATCTCGGCCGGCGTGCTCCAGTAGGCCTTGCCGCCCTTCTCGGCGTCCATGGCGGCGCTGTCGCGCTTGTACTGCGTGCTGACCTTCTGCGGCTCGTGCTTGCGGTCGGCGTCCTGCTTGGCCATGAGGCTGCGAACAAAACCGGCGTTGCTCTCCAGCCCCTTGGTTTCGTCAGCGCTCCACATGCGGCCCGTGGCGTCCTTGATCAAGTTGCGGATGGCGGCCACACGCACGCTGTAGGTCTGTTTGCCCGCCTTCTCGTAGCCGTCCCCGGTGTCGCCTTCGCGCAGTTTCTCGGCGTGCTGGTCAAACTCGGCCAGCAAATCGTCTTTGTTCTCGGCTTGGCTGCCCTCGATCTCCCGGCGTGCGGCTGCAATCCACCCGTTCAACCGCTTGAGCGCCGATGCGCGCATGGCCTCGTCGTTGGCCTGGGCCTCGGCTGGCGATGTGTCGCGCTTCTGCATGGCCTGATAGACCTCACGGAAGGCGCGCACGATCTCGGGCCGGATGCCGTCGCCAAACGTCGGCACATCCTTCTTTGACACGTAGCGGCCGCCCTCGAAGACCATGCGGTTGCCAGTGTCTGGGCGGTAGGCGTGCTCTGACAGGAAGGGCTCTTTTTCCTTGGCCAGCCCTGCCTGCTTGGCAAAGTGGTGATCCAGCGCATGACCCCATTCATGGGCCAGTGTGCCGGCGCCCTTGGTTTTGGTCAGGTTGATTTCGTTGACGCCTGGCACAAAGTGCGCGGCAAACTTGCCCTTGCCCTGTGCGCCAAAGGCAATGCCCAGCTCGCCATTTAGGCTCATGGCCTTGGCAGGCACGCCCAGAATATCGGCCAAGTCCATCAGCCCGTCGTAGGCCTGATTCAAATAGGCTTGGCGCTCGGTCTGGTTGATCCAGCCTTCGCGGCCAAAGTTGACGCCACGGAAACCAAAGGTGTCCATCAGGCGCTGTGAGTTGATGTCCTCGCCCTCTTCGCGCCGCGCGGGACCGGTGCGCTCCGCCGCCTCGATGTTGGTACCGCGAATGTCTTGGCCAGCACCTGCCTTGCGCTTGACCTTCTCGCGCGCAGCCTCCGCCGCCGCCTCTCGGGTGGCAAACGTCTTGGCGCCAAAGCCGCCATCCTGCACCAGCACAAACGGCGCGTCGGCCAGTTGCTCTGCCGTAAAGCTGGCCTGCCACGATCCCCGGCCTTCTTTGGCCTGGATGGTCATGCGGGTGGTGCCGTCTGCCTGCTCGCGGCCAGCGGCGGTGTATTCGCCGGGTGCCAGCACGCGATAGCCCTGAACCTCCCATGCCTCGCGCTTACCCGGCCAGCCCTTGCCCATGTCGCCCGCCCACTTGGCGAAGTCCTGCCGCACGAACTGCAGCGCGGTCAATGCCTTGTTGCCTCCGACCACGGCCAACTCGCCATTGGCTTGGGTGCCGCGCGCAAACGGGCGTGCGCTTCCCTGGTATTCCTCGGGCCACACACGGCGCAACAGCACCTCGCTCACCGCCTTGGCGTCCACGTCCGACTTCATCATGTCAATGATGGAAATTGGGCCGGCCATGCTGCGGCTACCGTTGCTCAGCGCCAGCACGGAACTGGCAAACTGGCCCACGGCCTGCTTGTCGTTGATGAAGCCGAACAGGCCCTCGCGGATTTTGGCCAGGGTGTCGATGTAGCGCTTGAGCTGCTCATCGGTCACGGCGTCGGCGCGGATCGTCGGCCCAGCGCTGATACCGTCGTACACCTGCTTGACCATGCGCGCCAAGATGGTGGGCATGCCATCGGCCACCAGCTGCTCGTAATTCGGGCGCGGCCACACCTTGGCCTTGGTGACTTCCTTGATTTTCAGGGTGTCATTGAGGCCTTCAACGTCTTCCCACTTCAAGCCTCGACCGGTGAAGTTGCGGCGGTTTGCGTACAGCTGCTCGCCCACGTCTTCGATGCGCTCATCGGCGGGGCGTGCGGCTTTCTGGCGCGGCGCGGGGGTCTTTTCGACTGGAGTTTCGGCGGCGGGCTGCTGGGGTTGCGCCTGCTGCGGATCAGCGGGCGCGCTGAAAATATCTCGCTGCCCCGTCAAGTTGGCCATGGGGTCTTGCCCCAATTCAAACGTGTCGGCGGCCGCCTCGCTGCGGCGGCGGACTTCCTCGCGCTCTTGCCGCTGGCGGTCGGCCTCGGCGGCGGCGCGGTCGGCGCGCTCCGCCTCTTGTGCAGCTTGGTCGGCGGCGTCTTGTCGGGCCTCGACCTCTTGCGCGGTGTAGCTCGTCAGCCCTTCGGCTTGGCCTTCTGTTGCGCCTTCTTCTGCGCCTGTGCGGCCAGTATCTTGGCTGCGATTTCCTGCGCTTGCTTGGAGGGCTGTTTGGAGGGCGGCTTTTGCTGCATTTTCGTAATCCTGTTGGTTGGCATTCTCGGTTTTGCGGATCACGTCGTCAATGATCGCTTCTGCATCCACGCCCATGGCGTCCAGCTGCTCCATCAGTGCGCGGATTTCTTCCTGCGTCTGTGGGTCAGCTTGGTTGTAGCCGGTGGCGTCCAGTTCATCAAGGGTCAAATCCCAATCTGGTTCGCTGGGCTGCTCCTGCTCGGTGGCCAAGTAATCCTCAAACCGGGCTTCACTCTCGGCCTGGGCGACTTGCTCCCAGCCTTCCGGGGTGTATTGGGGCTCACGAATGCTGCGGCTCACCAACTCCATGGCGGTGTTCTGCGAGTCCTCGGTGATGTAGCCGGACTCTTTCAGCGCTTCGGTCATGCGCTCCAGCGTCAGGCCTTTGCCTTTGCCGGCCACCAGCCACTTGGCGCCGATGCGCTGGTTGCGCTCGATGCCCATTTCGCGCGCGGCCTCGGGGCTCAGTCCACCACGGGCAGCGATGAACTCATGCGCAGACATCGGGCCTTCGCCACCAGTGCCACCCAATCGCTTGGCGGCCTTCGCTTGTGCGGCCAGTTGGGCCGGGGTCTTGTCGGCCAGCGCATAACCGCCCTCCACTTTCACCACGCGCATGGTGGGCTGCAGCTTCTTGGCCTTGGCGGCGGCCATCTTGGATTTGAACGGCTTGCCGCCTTGGCTGAATGGGGTGGAATTGATGCCGTAGCGCTCTTTGGCGCCGTCCACCTGTTCACTTTCCGCCGTTTTCTGTACAGGTTCGGCGGATGCGTTCAGGTTTTGCGGGTTTTTGGAAAGTCCTCGCTTTTCCCGCTCGGCATCCCATTTGGCTTTTGGCAAGCCTCTGAATCGATCTTTCTTGATGGCCTCGTCATACGGCATTTGCCAGTAGTTCAGCTCTGCCCGCTCGTTGGCCTCAATGTTTTTGGCCACAAGGTCGGCGTGTCGGATAGTCCACGGCTTGCTCTTTGCTGCAAAGAAGTGCCCGTTTCCATACTGCGCCTCTACAGCAAGTCTCTTGGCATATCCATCGGCAAACGCCGCTGCCTGCTCTTTTGTTTCAATAGGCATGGCGCGTAGCTGCTCAACAGTTGGCGCGCTGTTGGCGGCTTTGGCGGTATTCACCCCATCGGCTTCCACTGCGTAACCGCTTCCCTCACTGGAAACTCCAGCGGCGGCGGGCTCATTGCCTCGCGCTGCCTCTGGCGCTTCAACTGCCGGGGCTTGGGCTGCCTCGGCGGGTTCGTTGGCTCCGAAAAGCTCCGCTGCGTTTTCGACACTTCCGGCTCCTGTCAGTGCGCCAATCTGCTCGGGCTGTCCTGCTGGCAAATCCTGTTCAATGTCGCCCATTGGCTCGGCGGCACCTTGTTGGCCTTCCAGTGCTGCCGGTGCTGGCGAATCAACCGCCTGCCCAATGGCAAGGTCTGCGGGTTGCGGCTCTGCTTGGGCATTGGTGGGTTCCTGTTTGGGTCGAACGGCATAACCACCCGGCACCTCAATGACGGTGCCGCCGTTTTGCTTGGCGGAGAGGTTAGCGGGCACCCGTGTGGCGAAGGGCTTGCCGCTGGGGGCGAAGATCAGGCCATCGGTGGGCTGGGGGGCTTGGGCTGCGGCCTCTGCCAAGATTTCGTCCGGCGTCTTGCCGCGCTCGGCCTGCATGCGGGCCTCAACGTCCTGGCGGGTGACGCGCCCTGCGTCGAACTCGCCGACAAAGAAGCGCGCTGCCGGCGTGTTCACTTGGCGCAGCTGGTCGACATACCCGGCCACCGGGTCGGCGTTGATGGCCACATCGGCGGCGTCGGTGCGGCGGCGCTCGGCGCGCTGCACAGGTTGAGCATCGGCGGCGCGCATGCGGTTGATCGTGGCGTTGATCTCCTGCACCGCTGGCGCCACCAGATCGGGCGTCACCCAATTGCGCGGCACCACCATGTAGCCCCCGCCATTGGGGTGTGCTACGGGCACAAAGTCCAAGCCTCGGGCCCTGGCCTCGTCCAATACGCTCACCACATCACCGGCCAAGCGCGGGGCTTGACTCTTGGCGGCTGTGGCCAAATTGGCTTGCACTGCGTCGGTGGTGCGTTTTTGCGCCTCCTGCTCCCCGCTGAGTGCGACTGAGCCATCGGCAAATACCGTGGGCACACCGGCCAAAGGGCTGAACCCCAAGGCCAGCGGTGCCGCTTTTTCCGCCTCCTGCGCCCTTGCCTCAATCTGCGCATTCAGCGCCCGGGTCATGGGGCCGGATTCGGGTTGTTTGGTGGCCCGGATTTGGTCGGCCGGCGAAATCAGCGACACGCCCGCGCCGGTCACGCCACCCATTGCGGCCCCCATGCCCGCAGCGGCTGCAACCCCCTTCATGGGGTCAATGGTCTGGTCATACGGCATGGCGGCGCGCTGACCTTCGTAGGTGGTCACGCCTTCCTCAAAGGCCTCTTGCCCACCTTCGACTGCGCCGGTTTTCAGGGCTCGGCTCATGGCGCCACCGGCAAAACCCTTTCCACCCGCAAACAGGCGTTCAGCACCCACCAGGCCACCGGCTGCGCCCACCATGGCGGGAATCACGCTGGCCTGACGGCCTGCGGCCAGTGCCTGCTCGTCGGTCGCGCCAGCGCGGCTCGACAGCTCGTAGGCCGTGCCAGCGGCATCGCCACCAGCCATGGCGCCACCCACTGCGGCACCGCCAGCCAAGCCAGCACGCGACACGCCAGCCTCACCCAGCCTTGCAACCCGGGCCGCACCTTGCGCGCCCTTGATGGCTGCGCCAGGGGTCACAAACGAGCCCAGCGCCTGCGCCATGGTCAGAGCGGGCGCGTCCACCACGTATCGACCCACGGCGGCCAGCTCACCGCCAATGCCGTCTGCGCTCTCCACGTCGGCGCGGAACCGCTCTTTTGTGGCCTTGGCCACATCCGATTGCTTGCTTTCACCGTCCTTGATGATGTTCTCGTCAATCCAGTGGCTCATGACGTTGCCGGGGCGCACCATGTTGGCAATAGAGCCAACACCGCCAACAAAGGCGTTTGCTCCTTCAATCACCAGATCGTTGGCGACTGCAAAGGCGTTTCGCGATTGGGGCTCTGGTTTGGGTGGTGTGTAACCCAGGCGCTTGGCAAGATCACCCTTGTCCATCGCAGGGTAGTACACCTGATGGATGACGTTGATCGCAGACTCGTCGCTGAGTCCCCTGAGTTCCGGCAGGCGCTTGCGGGCTTCGTTGAGGTCCATGTGTCCCGGTCCTTAATTGATATTGAGGTCAAGCGGATCGGCGGCAGGCTTGGCCGCCCCTGGCACATAGGGCTCGATGGCCTTGGAGTACTGGATGCCAAGCACCGCCTGACGTTCCAACAGTTGTTTCGTGCCTGGGTTGTTCGGGTCAAAACTGCCTTCGGCCATGGCTTTGTTCAGCGCTGAATTGACACCCTCAATCTGCTTGGCCAAGCTCTCGGCCTGCATCTTCACAGCGGGTGGAATCTTGGCGCTTTCCATGGTCACTCGGTGCACGGCGGCAGCGCGCGCCTCTTGGGCTCCTTGGATCTGCAGCATCCGCTGGCGGTAAGCCATGTTCGATTCGCTCTCCTGTTTGCGCAGGTCAAAGTCCTTTTGCCAGCGCTCATCCGCCTTGGTCTCTTTGGCTGCAGTCTTGTCCGATTGGCTCTGCTCGTACAACCATCCGATCTTGGTTTCGGCGGGCGCACGCACCGCGTGCTGCAGGAATCGGGCTTTCCCCTCTGGCGTGTTGTCAAAGGTGGCCAGATCGCTGGTTTTGCCGTCTTGGCTGACGCCCACAAACGTCACCGTTTTGCCGTCTACCGACAGCTTGGGTGTTACGGTCATACCGGCAAGCCCGTCGATTTGAGTATCGGTCATCACCTTGGCTGCGTTTTGAGTCCAGTCGCCAGAACCGCTGAACGTTTCGGTCAGTTTGCGGTTGAACTGCTCGTCAGCGAATTTCAACTCTTCACGTTGCAGGCCCAGGCGCTTGGCCGTCTGGTCAAGCAAGGTGTTCTCCATCGTCGCGGCACGCTCGATCTGGCCGTTGCGCATCAGGGCATCAATGATGCGCTGATTGCGGGCGGTCGGGTTGTTGACTTTGGCCGCGTCCACTGGCGCGGTCGTGATCTGGTGCCCTCTGGCCATGGTGCCCGTCACCGCTGTGCCGGCCTGTTGGGTCACGGTGTCGCCGCGAAGCTCGGCCTCTGCGGCCATCATGTCGCGCAAGCTGGCAGCTTGGGCGGGGTTTTGGCTGAACACATTTTGCCCGCCCGACTCGGTGATGGTGCCTTGCTGCACTTCACGGGTGGCGGCAGCGTCCTTCAAGTCGGTCTTGAGCTGGTCAGCCTCTTTCCACTCGCCGCGCTGGCGGTCACGCTGCTCATTGCGCCAGGCGTCCTCTTGCTCTTGGCGCTTGCGCTCGGCTTCTTTGTCCTTGGCGCCCAAATAACCCTTGCCGAACCCGGCGAGAAATGCGGCCATGTTGCTCATTGCTTGGCTCCTTCTACTTTGTCGGCCAGCTTGTCCACCTTGCGCGCCAGTGCAGCGGTGGCGGCCATGTTCATGCCGTTCATCGAAATCAAGTCGATCTGCTTGCCACCGGGCGCCACGTTCTCGCCCATGGTCTTTTTGACGTGCTGGGCCATCGGGCCGATGTGGGCGCCACCATCACCTTTGCCGTCCTTGTAGGTCCACTCGGATACCGGCGTGTCTTTCACCGCCTGCAGAGCCTTCTCGTCGCTCATGGGCTTGATGTTCTTTTTGGCGTTCTTGTCCGACAGCATTTTCGGCAACACAGCGCCGGCCACAGACCCAAGCGAACCCCAAACTGCAGAGTTGTCTTGCTTGCTGGCGTTTGCCGCCCCAATGTTCAATTGACCCGCGCTGTTGTTGGCGATTACAGCCCCGCTGAACCCTTGCTGCATCAGGCCGGCTGATGCGTTGCTTTGCTGCAAAGGCACCCCGGCATTGCCCACAGCGCTGTTACCGGCGTTGAGCGCCACGCCCGCGCTGGTGGCTTGGTTGCTGGCCAAGTTGCGGCCCAGGCTGGCGGCGTCCATGCGCCGCGCCCACCCTTGGGTCTCGATGGCATCGCGTGCCTTGTTGGCAGCCCCGGCTTTGGCGGCGGCCTCCTGCAACCCCAAGGTGCTCTGCATGTTCATCATCTTCCCGCTGTTGGGGTTGATGCCCATGCGCTGCATGCCGCGAACCTGAGACTGGCGCGCGGCTTCTGCCTGCATGCCAACGTCGGCCACGGCTCTGGCGGCTTGGGCATCGCGGCGCTCGGCGGTGTCGTAGTTCTGAGCATCGGCCACCATTTGCTTTTCCATCGGGCGAAAGGTGGTTGTCTGGTAGTTGTAGTAGTCCTTGCTGATACTGTCGTTCTGCCGCATGGATGCAAGCTGCTGGGCGGACACCTCTTGCGCAGTTTTCTCGGCACGCTCCAGCATCGGGCGCTGCTCAGCGTACACCTGTTTGGTGAAGTCGAGTTGCTCGCGGGCGAGTTGGGCGTTTTGCAATGCCGCTGCATTGGCGCCACTGGTGTCGGGGGCCTTGTTCTTCATCACCATGGTTAGCTCCTTTGCCGAAAGTCGGCTATGTAGTCCTCTAGGCTGTCTTGCTGCACCAGCATGCGAATCTCGGCGGCCAGTTCTGCAGCTTGGGCGTGGCCATGGATCAGCGAGGCGGCCAGCACCGCCACATCACCCACAGCGCAGCGCGTCACATGCGCCACCTGTAAGGCGTGGTCGGTGCCGATCTGCTCCAGTTGGTTGGCGCCGTGCCAGTTCAAAATGCTGGTTTCCAGAACCGGCCAAATGGCGGCGGCGTGGCGCTGCACGAACGGGTTGGACAAAAGCCCCACTGTGCAGGCATGAAATGCGTCATTGATCTGGCCAGCCGTCACGGGCTGATCACCGTCGATCAAGTCATCCCAGACGTGGGCCACAAAGGCGATCGCGCGCACCATGGCCACGGCAGAGTGGTCGCCCAGCAACTCATGCAATCTGGCAAAGGCGTCAAACGATTGCTTATCCGTCTGACTGAGCGAAAAGCTAGGTGAATGCGTCACAAGAAACAGCCTCAGCCCACCATGGGCCAATCCGTTTCACTGTCACATGGATGGCTTCGGAGTCAATGGCGATCGGGGTCACCAGATTTCAAAAAAATCCACTTCGGCCACTGTTGTGCAAGCATCAAGCGCCTTTTTGCGTTCCTCAGAGTGGGTGAAATTTGCCATCCCTCTCGCAATGGCTGCGTCGTAGAAGCTCCACCACGCCTGCACATCGTTGATGGGGGTATATGTGTTGTCCTCTGCCTTCCATTGGCCGAGAAACCCTGGTGGTAGCTCGGCACGCGCAGTCACCCAGCCATGCACCGCCGTGATTTGTTTCCATGCTGCTTCGTTGGCCTGAAACCATTTTCCCCGCCACTCAAACCGCCGATCTTCGTTCACACGACGATCTGTAATGGCTCTGCGCTTTGCCTCCTTGACCATAGTCAAGGTACGACGATCAACCCACTGCTTGACGGCATAGTCAAAGGTGTGATGACTGGATGGTGCTTCTGGAATCGGGATGGCTTTGAAGTCCTTCACATAGTAAGCGCCATCGCAGTAGTCTCCATCTATCCAATCTTCTATTTCTTTATTTATCTGAATATCTGCAGCACCTACAGGGACGATGCACCTTCTTACAATCTCACCAGTCGCTTTTTTGAAAACTGTTATTTTCATCTTTTTGTTTCCATGATAAAAATAGAACGATGAAATACCATTGGCCGTTTACCAATATAATACTCTTGAGAAGTTGCGTCATAGTGTCTCACCTGTATAGAATAGGTGTATGTGCCGGCCTCAGGATGCTCTCCATAAGTCACGTGCTCAGAGATACTATCCCCCATGACGGGATACCCATCTTTTAAAAGCCGTATTTCCGATTTTCCACTTAGCCACCCATCAGTATAGTTATATATATAAGACGCACTGGTCCTTAAAAACATAGAAATAAACAATTTTTCACCGGTTGTTTTGATCGTTGCACTTTGAACGGTGATCCATGTGTTTGTGCATGGGACTTCTATTGGAGAATTTGAAAAAGAAGACACCGCAAACGTAACCGCTTGTCCGGCGATATTTAATGTATTGACTTCAGCGTTTCCGATTTTGGCGGAGGTGATGGCGGCATCTGCAATCTTTGCGCCGTCAACAGCCAAGTCTGCAATCTTGGAACTGTCAACCGCAAGATTTGCAATTTTGGCGCTGTCGACCGCGAGATCAGCAATTTTGGCATTGGTGATTTGCGCATTCAAAATGAACGACTGCACGCTGTACGTGCCAGCCGCATAGGTCACACCGTCAATCGTGGTCGGCTGCGCCAGGATTTTGAAAGGGTTGCCGGGTCCGGTCATGGCATTGACCATGGCGCTCACATTTTGTCCTGTAGCTACCGCCAACCCATTGGTTCCGCCTGCCGGTGTCGGGCTCAACACGCCATCAGCGGTTTCCCATTTGATCCACAGTCGCCATGTTGTGCCGGGGTCGCTGGTCAAACCCCACATCGTGCCGATGAATTGACCCACTTCAACGGCATCAGAAAACGTCGGCAAATCGCCGCTGGTGTATTTTGCGCCATAGACGCGGGTGCGTAGGTGTCCACCACCTTGGGTGTATGCCGGTGTCGCGTGCTCTATCAGCACATGGCTGATGGCGCCTGTTGCCGCAAACCCGTCGGGCTGAGGGGGTGGCGTCAAATCAGGCTCGCGCGCCGTCGATCCACTGTTGGTACTGGGCGTTGGCTCAATCTGTTGCGTCCCGGGGCGCAGTTGGGCGAGCCCCGCCGCAATCAGCTCGCGCTTGGTGACCACCTGATCAAGCGAGTCACCGATTTTTCCCATCAAGCGCATCAACTCTTCGCGCACACGGGAAGAGAAATTACTTGCTCCGGGTTGAGGTAGGTCTTTGGGGTCGGCCATCACACAGCCCTCAGCTCGTCAAGCGTTGAAGCCATTGCCAGGCCCTGCACCGCCCCCGTGGTCTGCGTCTCCATCACCCAATCCGATGCGCTAAAACCGCCCGGCAGTGGCACCGGGGAGCGGCTTGGCACACTGGTTTGGTATCGCAACACGCCAGTGGCAGGACTGGTCAAGGTTGATCCGTATTCGGCCAGCAACGCAGACACCTCGGCGACGCCAAGGCCATGCGCCTCCACTGCCACCGTCACCGGGTAGCTGTCGGCAATCACCTCCAGTGCGCCAAAATTCGCCGGCACCGGGGTGCGATAGGTCTTGCTGCGCACACGGGCTGTCATGGCCGTGTTGCCGGCGTCCCACCGCTTGATGCCGATGCCGTCCAGCACGTATAGTTGATCCTGCAGCTCGTCAAAGTGCAGGGCGTTGTAGCCGGCGTCCAAGAAAAACACACCGGTCGGGTTCAGTGGGTCGATCAAAAAACCCTTGCGCCCTCCGCCGTCGTCGTAGCTGCCAAAGTACAGCCCCTCGTACATCTTGCCGATGATGGTTTCGGGCTTGATGGCTTGCCAGTCATCGCGGGTCATGATGCCAGACGTCAGCAGTCGCGCACCCCCCGCGCCGTACCAGCAAAGCCCATCCTCACTGGCCCATGCCACCCCCGCCCCCATGCTCACCGCCGACTGTGGGGCAGCGCACGCTTGGCTGAATTCCAATGGTTGTTGGTCCAGGCTGTCAGGGCCGGAGCCCGACACCAGCAGCGGGCGGCTTGTTGTCAACACCAGCATAGATTGGCCAAACACGCCAAGCGCAACCGACTTTCCGTCGGGTGGCACCACGTCATAGGCAATCGGCCACGCATAGGGGGTGTACGCCTCGCACACCCTCACACTGTTGCCGCTGATGCCGGCCAACATGCCGTTCCACATGGCCGTTAGGTAGGTCAGGTCATCCGGAGCGGGTAGCCAACTCATGCTGGCCATTACTTCGCCCAAAACCCGGTTGTCGTCGGTGGTATTTGCGGTGCCGTAGGCAATTTCACGCAGAAAAAAGAACTCCGTGGCCGATCCGCCAGATTGCGTGCGGTAGATACGAATGCGGTTGACCTGATAGTTGCCCGATGGCACGGTCGCAAACCCGCTCAGCGTCACGTTTGCACCCGTTGGTCGATTGATGGTCAAGCCCGGTGCAGGCGCACTCTCCCAGCCCCAGTCATTCACAAAGGTGTAGGTGTACACATAGCTTGCTGTCTGCCCTGCGCCACTGCTTACCGATCCGTTCAATGCGGTTGTCGGCGCTGGAATGCCCAATGGGCGGCTGGTGGTCGGATATGGTGCCGAGGCCAGCGCCATGATGTTGTCCGTTACCTTGGGTGCGCCGCTGCCCGTGAAGTAAGTTCGCTCGGTCGTGTCTTCGGCATCAAATCCCCGCACGGCATGCACCACCGCAGACCATGCCAGCCAATATTGAGCATCACTTGCCACGTCCCGACCCATGCGGTATATGGTCTTCATCCCAATTGGCGCGCTGGCCACGGTCAGTGGCTGCATCCATGGGCGCAAGTCACCCCGTCCAGGCTTGCAATTGCGGCTGAGAGTGGCCGACTGGTCACCCAAAAGTTTGGGGTGAATCGCTCGGTTCTCACCGGTAAAGCCAGCAAAGCGAATCAGCATGCGTCAGTCCTTGCTCATCGCATCCCGGGCGCGATCGTGGGCGGCTCGGCAGTAGCTGGCGTCGGCCTCTGCTGCGTCAGCGTACTCAGCAAGCTCTGTAGTTCGGCCTGCCACCCGGTCAAGCAATCCGGCAAGCAAATCGAGGGCTTCACTGGCGTTGGGCCCAGTGGCGGGAGGTACACAGTTTTGACCGGCTTTGGCGGCAAGCGCTCGGGCGGCGTTGCGCACCCGGCCATCAGCAGAACGAGCATCAGCAGCACGAGCGCTGCGTTCAGTGTCCAGTTTTTTTTGTGCTTCGTTGGCTTGAGCAAGTGCATTGGTCAGCTCCTGTTCGCGTTGTCGGGCCTGTTCGGATGCCAGCAATACGGCAGCGCTTGCCGCGGCGCGTTCATGGGCGTACTGCGCCATGGTCGATTGGTGGGCGGCGCGCTCTTGATACAGGTCGTCCAGCGTCCATAGCCACCCGGCGCCCAGGATGGCGATCAGGCCAGCGATAAGCACCAGGCGCCAGTGTTTGAGGGCGGCGGAGATCATGCAGCCCCCACACGGTTGCCACACATGGCGGCGGCGATGGCCAGCGCTACACGCTCACGCGCGCCTGCAAAGCGCGCCATGTCGCTGGCGTTGCTGATGAATACCATTTCCACGATCAGGCCCCCGGCGTTGACAAAACCCAGCCGTCCACGTGGGCTTTGATTTTGGTCAATCCAGCCGGCCTCGCCGCGCAGGCGCTGGCCAGTCTCAGCGGCGATGGCTTTGGCCAAGCGCTGGGCAATGGTTTTTTGTTGCGGCAATGCGATCACTTCCACCCCGGTGGCACTGGGGCTGGTGAATCCGTTGCAGTGCAGCTCCACCGCCAAATCGGTTCCATTGATCAACGGCAAGGCCTGGGCCAACGTCCAGTTTATGCCGGTTCCGCCGTCGGTACGGGCGATGTGGCGCAATTCGCGCAGGCGAGCGGCCACCAGATCACGCAAAGCCAGACACACATCGGCTTCGCGGTAGCCATTGGCTACTGCGCCGGGGTCTGTACCACCGTGTCCGGCGCTGATGAGGTAGGTGCTCACAGCTCTCTTCTTGCAATAGACGGCACGCCATCGGCCCACGCGCTGGCGGTCACCCGAATGTAGGTGGCCACGCAAACAGCGGTGATGGCAGTACGTGCATCCACACCTACAGTCACGAGATCAGCAGCCGTCCACGCCGACACGGCAAAGATCGCGACGTAGATGAAAATCCACACTGGGCGCATGTCGTATCGGCTATGGCGTAGCCTGCAAATCGCGCCACCACAGCAATAGAGAAGCGCGGCAAAAGCAATGGTGTTCATGACTTCGTTCACTTTTTGCCTCCCCAGCGATCAACAACATCATCGACCAAGCCACCGGTGTGTCTGGCAAGAGCCTCGAAAATCTGGAAATAGGCATAACCAAAAAACGCAGCGGCAAGGGACAGCAGCGCCCTTGACTCAATGGCAAAATAGTCGGCACCGGCTTGGGCACCAATGGCGCCAATGATGCCGCCTGCTACCACTTGTAGCATGGCCCTGGCGCGGCCAATTGCATGGACGGCGCCAGCGTGGAACGCCACGGCGCCCACACAAGCTACGGCAATCGTGTAGGCATCAACACCAATGGTGTTCAAGAGCACGGCGCTGGACGCCGCGAGAAAACCGCTCATACCGGCGTCTGTCATAAAAACTCCCGAGAAATCCCGCCGTTCATGGCGGAGATGGTCACAAAGTGAAGAGGCAACGACCACAGCGTACCCACCTCTGAGCGCAGCAGCTTGCGAACAACGGGGGTGGGCTGGGTGGGGGTATTTTGTGCTGTCATTGGCTCTTGGGTTCGGTTTTGGCTGGTCCATTGGCAACTTCCAAGGTGGCTTGCACATCGGTGCCCATGAGATCTGCGTAGCGCTGAAATTGCTCCGACGCTTTGCCGGGGTCTGCCATCTCGTTGCGCTGGGAATAGGCGCGATAGAGAACAAAAGCTGTCAGCGCGGATTCCAAGTAGCCGGGCAGATCAATGCTTAGGGTCACATCATTGATGCCCATGCCCGTTGTCAGGGCGATAGATGGTGGTGCCTTGATGTATTCACCCTTGACCTCCGCGCCACTGATTGCAGGCGGGTACACGTCAAAGTCAGCGGGAGACCGGGCGTCCCAGATGTAGTGCAACACCGATGCAGTTGGTGTTGCGGTGCGCCAGTTTGGCTCTTGAGCATTCAGCAACGCGCCAGGCGCCAGCGTCACCGACCGGCCTGCGGCTTCGGTCACGGCAATCAGCTTTACACCATCTTCGCCGAGCGACTGGGCCACACCCTGCGTTAGCGTCAGCGTCCCTTTTGTGTGAAACAGATCGGGGCGACGGATAACAGCATCGCGCAAAGCGTCGTTAACGTACTGCGCGAGGGCATTGACGCGCCAGCGCAGAAAAGCCAAATCCTCCAGCTCTCGCGCCGCAGCCTCTATCAGTGATTGCGCCAAAATCGCCATGTCGGTACTCCTGTGCGCGAAATGGTGAAACACTTCACTTCGGAGTCAATGGCGATTAAGAAATTTTCGGCTGATGCTTGACAGCCCAGCTATGCAGAGCCCCAGGGCTTCGCGTCCATGGCCGCCACAGACCCAATGCTGCAGCGATGGCCTCGCTGCAGAAATAAGCGCGATCACGCTGGATGTGCGCCCACACCACCCGCAGCCACGGCATCAGCGTGAACAGCCACACTGCCACCAACCCGGGGCGATCAAACGGCTTGCCCTCGTTCTGCGAGAACCACTGATAGCCCGCCGCAATCACGTCTGGGTGTACGCCCGACAAGGGCACTAGATCCCACCGGCTGGGGTCGAGCGCGATCCACTTCATTCGCACGCCACCATCGCGGTCACTGCTGGACCAGCAACAACGTCGGCCTTTGGCATCGGGTGGGCCAAAAACCAGCTCGTTGTGGCTGTAGCGGCTGAAAGTGCCGATGCACACCAAGATGTGAAAAAGCCACGGCAGAAAACCGCCGTTGGGTTTTTTGTAGCTTGCGATGTAGATCATGGGTCGCCTCTGCTTTTGTTAAATGCCTCGCACACGGTGACGACTGCTGGCGCCACCGTGGCGGAACATCAGTTCTTTGATTTGTTGACGTCACCGGTCAGCGCGAATCGGCAGGCCTTTTCTTCGCTGTCGGTGGTGCAAACGACAACAGAAGAAATGGCCTCGGACGCAAAGGGAACATCACCCATCGACCACGAATCGCCCAAATCACTGTGCGCAATGGTCTTGTAAGTGCCCGACACCGATACCGCCGCCGCCGTGAAGAACATCGTGGACTTCGGCGGTACCGTGTGCCAAATTTTGGAATTCTTTTGCTGAGCGTCTGCGGTCGCCAAAGACATCTTGCCCGAGATGTCTACGATAACCAGCTTGAATGCCGCCGACGCCTCTGCGGTCGTGGTGCTGGTGTGGGTGACAAACCGCTCAATGTGCAAATCCTGTTCAATCGGCGTGAAATTGGTATATGCCGTGATCTGCGCACTTGCCAGGGGGCTCTCAAACGGGATCACCCGGTAGGACAAGTCTTTGCCCACGACGAGCTTGGGCACATCAACCTCCGTCTTGAACTCTTTGATGTAGATCGGCTTGCCGTCCTTATCCCTGTAGTCCTGCTTGGCGAAGTTGTTGGCCAACTCCATGAGCTGCGAGGGTGTCGATGCGTGACCATTGCTGATCACCCATCGGTCGGTGGCAGACCCTGTTTTTTGACACAGCTCAGCCGCCAAGTGCCCTGACGCATCCGGGCCGGTCTTTGGTGTGACGTGCGTGGACAAGCAAATGCTGGGTTCGTCCACACTCCGAATGACGTAGGTCTGCTTGCCTGCGCTTGCCCCTTGCTTGACGATCACACTGGGTTGCAAAAAGAACTGCTGCCCCTCCGCGCTAGAGTTGCATTTTTTGGTGACCGCGAGTCGCAGCGGATCACCAGACGAGTCCGTTGGATCGTTGACGGATGTTTTTGGGATGGTCAGACACAAGGTTTGGTCCCAATCCATGCGGATTGCGAAGCGCCCATCAGCCATCGCGGTAAACCGCCACCACCGCTGCGAAATGTCTTTAGATGCGTAGTAATTGCCGACGCGAATGTTTTCACGAGGCTGCAGTGCTGCGGCGGCAATAGACAACGATTCCTTCACGTCAATGCTTGCCAAGCTCTGGATGATCAATCCACCAAGCGCACTTTGCTTCATGTACTCAGTGCTTGCTAGCTTGCTGGTTTTTGGCACCTGGGCCAGCACACTGGAGCACAGCACCAGCGACAAAATAACCGCGATTGCAGATACGAATTTCTTCATGGCTTCACCTCTTGGTTTAAGTTGATTGCTTGCATTGCGATCACTCGGACCGCACTGTGTGCACTTGCGGCACAACAAACACGGTCGAGCCTTCGAGCACCTTCGTGCTCATGATTTGCCCACTGGCGTTGACTGCGGTCACCTCGTGCAGTTCTCTCCCGTTGGAGCCTCCGACCAGCACGTCAAACAGTTGACCCACCTTGGCCAAACCAGAGACGTTGCGCAGGCTGGAAAGCGAACTCACGATCTGCGGGCGCTGTGCGGTCTTTGGGCAGATACCCTGCAGCACGCCGGCCACCAGCGCGTCGAGCGCGTGGCGCAGCTCGGCAATGCCTTGCCCTTGCGCGCTCACCTGGCTCTCCAGATCGCGAATGCGCTGGCGCTCCTGCAGTCGCCGCTCTAGGCGGTCGATCAAAATTTCTTCTTGGTCCATGGCTGGCCTCCTGCTTCAAAAAGGCCGGGTGTTGTGCCCGGCCTTGCCTCATGTCAGCGGATGGATCACGCTTGCTGCATGTTCGAGCCGCTCTGGTCCACGTCGGCGGTACCGTTGTCGTCGGCGTCGGTGGTGTCGGCGCCATCGGCTTGGCCGGTGATCGCGGTGAACACGGCGGCAATGTCGGTGTCGTGGCCGTTGAGGCGCAGTTCCGCGGCATCGGCGCGCGACTCGGTGGTCGACACGCGACCGGTCAGGGTTGCCAGATCGTTTTGCAGCGATGCAATCGCAGCGGTCTGGGCCGTGTTCTGGGTGGCCAGCAGGTTGATACCAGCAGCCACGGTGTTGCCGGCGCGGCCAGCGCGTGCGATCAGGGAGTCGCGTTGTTCTTGGGTCAGGGACATGAAATTCTCCAAAAGGTCAAAAAAAGAAAGGGGGGAAAAACTCGCTCAGGGTTGGTGTTGGCCCACCCCTGCTAGGGTGGGTGCAGGACAAAAATGAAGGGCATCAAAAAAACCCATACAACTGGAAGTCTGAAATGCCGGGGTGTTCGCCCTCGGCGCTGATGCCATCGACCCGCAGGCGCACGCCAGCGCAGCGCAGGGGCCCGATGTGGATGGACACCCGCCCGTCCGTCTCGGTCTTGTTCTGCGATGGCTGCACCCACAGCAAATCACCACCCGTGCGGTGCGCCACCTCGGCGCTGCACTGTGTGACCGTGGCCGCGCCATCGGCTCGGCGGTGGGCAAATTCGAGGCGGTCAACGCTCACGGTACCGGCGCGCAGCACGGCACCGATGTGCCATGAGCCCGTGGGCCGCGCGTCGGCGGTGGCAAATTCATGCCCGGCGCCGGCAAACGCACCCCAGAGCGTGCGGTAGGGGTACACCGGGTTGAGCGCCTCGCCATAGCTCTGCACGTTGCACAGCAATTCCCACGGCCCCGACGTGTCGGGCGTGTCTTCGCCCTGCGTGCCGGTGATGCCATGAATGAGTGGCATGGGCCGCTGACGAAAAGACCAAACGAGTGGAGGCGCCATGTCGTCAGGCTTTCTTGTAGCGAAACGATGCGAGAAACGCCTGACTGGTGTAGGCAGCTGATAGCTGGTAGTAGTCGCTGCGGACTTTGTCCCAGCCGTGTCCCAGCATGCCGGCCATGGCAATAAAAAACCGCACACCGTCGTAGGCATAGACGTTGGTCGGCCTGATGATGCCGTCGCTGCGCACCGCCACTCCGCTGCTACCGGGGATCATGCGCATAATCTCCGCCACACCACTGACCGAGTTCGGCACCAGTGTTATGGGGCGATGCCGAGTCAGATCCATTGGAGGCGCTCCGGTGGGCAGATGAAACATGTAGACACCCAGCCCAGGGCTCGCGCCAGCCATGGAAGACTCATACACCAGCTGCATCGTCACATCGCACCAGCCCGAGCCATCATCGATCACAGTGATGTTGTCGATTGTTGGGTTTGCGGGTTTTGTCGGTGCGGTTGTTGTGGCCGAGATCACCACCGGCCCACCGTACACCGTCATGGGGTTTGAGGCTGGGCCGCTTGTGATGGCGTGCACCGTTGCCCAAAACCCAGGTGCGCGCGTCATGTCACTGTTGACACCGGCAGGGATGTTGACGCCCTGGATCAGCCGCAGCGAGACCACCGTTGTGACTGCAGCCGGCACCACCGCCGTGGCCGCGCCTCCTGCAGCGTTATTTGCAGCCGCGTCGCCAGGTGAGTAATACCCCGCAGGGTTGCCAATCCACTGCTGGGTTGTTTCGTTGTACCAGCCGTACTGCGGGCGCGACAGGGCCTGCGTACCGCCGATGGCGCCAGCCAGCTCGTAGACCCGGCCGGCCTCCAGTGTGATGAGGCCGCTTGAGGTGTTGAGCGCAATGCCGGTACCGGCTCGATAGTCCTCTGCTGTAAAAATAACCCGATCCAGCGTCTGCAATGTCTGCTGCGTACTGCGGCTGAGTCTGGCGTAGGTGAGCACGTCGGTACCCGACGAGCCCGAACCCGAGCCAGAACCCACCTCAGACCAGTAGCCGCCCGTCTTGTAATAGGTCTTGCCGTTGGGACCAAACACAGTAGATGGCGCCCATGCGTACTTCTTGTGCAAGCCCATGACGCCAAAAGTCAGCCGATAAACAAGGTCGCCCATCGCCGGGTTGCCGTTGACGCTTGTTGCGCCGAAGAACCCAATCACATACAGGCCGTTGGCAGATGCCGATGTGTCGGCCAGTGCGGCATTGAGCTGCACCTGGTTGTCCAAAAACGCAATGACCGGCAGATCATCGGTGTGAATCAATGTCCCGGCGTTGTTGGCCACCAGCAGGTCTTTGCAATCGGTGACCACCACGGTCCAGCCGGTGCCGATGCGAATTCTCACCGACGATGTGCGCGTGATGTACAGCGTGGCCGTGCCGCCAGAACTCAAGTTTTCCAGCACGATATTGCTGCCCGCCGTGCTGGTGAGGTCGCAGTCGCTGATGATGGCAAAGCCACGCGCCGAGGCTGCACCAAGGAAAGCAAAAGCATCGACCCCGCCGATGTTCTGGAACTGGTGCCCGCCCGTGGTGTCGGACCAAATTAGGGTGCTACCGTAATTGATATCGCGCATGCGAAATCGCGCAGCGGTCAAGGTCAGGGCGTCTTGTAGCGTGCACTGGTTCGAGCCGTTGGCACCTTTGCCGACAACAAGCAGGTTTTGCTTTGTCACCGTCTGAACGGCACCACGAACCCCATAAGTACCCGGAGCCATCTCAATCGTGCCAGGCTGGGCCACGACTGCCAGCGCCCCGGCGAAGGTCTTTTTGGGGCGCAGCAAAGTCCCCGACTGGGCATCCGATCCCGTGGAGCTGGCTGCATGGACGTGTGCGGCGTCAAAAACATCACCCAGAGCCGCTTGCTTGCCCCACACCTTTGCACCCAAGGGTGTCTGAGCCACCAACAAGCGGTCGCCGACGATCCAGCTTTGGCCGTAGCGCGTGCCTGCCGTGGTCGTTTCGTAGTAGCCGCCAATGGGCTCGGTGGTGGGTGTGGCACCCAAAGTGGCGCCGCTCGTGGCCACCGCTGTGGCGGCGTTCCACTGGCCCATCTGAGTGAGGCCTGCAGCGGCCTTGGAGATTATGGATGCCGCAAACTGGTCGGGTGTGTATCCAGGGTCTGCGGCGTCGCCGCTGGCGTCAAACACCAGAATGTTCCCCTCGGAGAACTGCTCAGGTGCTGCCACCAAGCCAGCGGTACCGGCTGCTGGGTATTGCAAGATGGTCAAAGCTCACCTCACCGGATGATGGCGTAGTCAACGGTCACGCCAACAGGCGCCATGATCGTCATGGCCTCCAGCTTGTACCCTTGAGGTGCGCGCAGGTTGAGCACCGAACCATCAATGTTCGTGACGGGCTTGATGTTTGCCTCGTCAGGCGCCATGGATGGCGTCGTGATCGTCGCGTTTTGGCTGCCAGTATTGGCCAGCGACACCTCAAGTGCACCGGCCGGGATTTGCAAGTACTGCAAGCCGGCTGCGCTCGTGAAGGTGCCAACGAACACCGTGGCGGTCTGGGTCGTGGGTGTGGAGGTGCCGCCGCCAAGTTGAGTGGGGTTGCCATCGGCATCCACGAGATGCGTCTTTACTGCACCCGATGGCGTAAGTTGGACGAACTTGGTTTCGCCATCCGCTGTGCGGCCTTGCATGGGATATGACATGGGTCAATTTCCTTGATTCAAAAAAACTCGGCTACACGCTTCTGCGCGGTTTCGCTGCTGCCCATGCTTTTCTTCACTTTCGCGGTCCTCACGGCTTCGTCAAACTTCGCGCCGTGCAACACCACCATGTCAGCACTGGTGAAGGCCTGAGCGGGTAGTGCGGCAATTCGCGCCACCGCACCACTGGCAATGCCATCGCGCCACTCATTGAGGTCTTCGCTGATGACATTGGCGGCCATTGCTGGGCGCAGCGTGACCACCACGCGAATCGACGCACCAGCGGCGGGTTCTGGGTTGATGGCGATCTCGCCATCACTCACCACGCAATAAAAACGCTCTAGGCTTCCCGTGTTGAGAAGCGCCAAGCCCGACTGTCTGGTCTTGTTGTGCACCTCTAGGCCATCGACGTAGACCCTGGAGATGCTGGCGACTTCTAGCCCTGCATCGGGTTGCAGCACAAACCTACCGGGGTCAGCATCCACGACAGCGCACTCGTCTTCGTGCCATCGCGTCTTGTTGCAAAACTCAATGGCAGAGAGTCGAATGTGGTGATTCATCACCGGGATCGGACACCCCATGACACTGGGCAGCACATAGGGGTGAAGTGCGTCTATGTTCACGCCGCGCTTTCTTGAAATTCCTGCCAGTCTTGCGTGGCCTTGTTGGTCTGGGCGTACTTGATCTGCTGACGCAACCGATCAAGGCTCATGGCCATCATTTGGCACACCAACATGCCGTAGCTTTGCCCGAGCTGCACCAGCGCTTTGCGCCCGACAATCTTGTCGGCGTTGGCGCGGTCGCACATGGGGTAGTCGGACAGCATGCGGCCATCGTCGCGCTCAACATCGGCAGAGCCGTTTTCAGGCTCCACCGATGTTGAGTCTTCGGGCGTGGCGTTCAGCTTCTTGCGGCCACGGGGCATGTCAGGCGCTCGCCAGGGTCAAGGCCACGGTGATCTTTTTGCCCGCCGTGGGGTTGGCGCCCGTGAACTTGATGCCGAAGCCCACCGCATTCTCAGCGGGGGTAACGGCGGCCAGGTTCTTGGTGGGGGCCGCAGCCATGCCAGCGGTGGCAATCGCCAGGGCTGCGTAGAACTCGTTGCCGCAGGTTCGGGTGTTCAGCGCTTCGCCGTAGTTGCCGCTCAACAGGCCTACATCAGCGGTGCAACCAATGCCCACGCCATCTTGGAACACATGCACGTCGATAACGCGCGATGCGTGCGGGATGGCGCCCAGCTCCGCCACGTCGTTGACCACCACGCCCGCAGGCACGGTGAAATCGGCGGCGATGATGCAGGCGTTGGTGCCGCCCATCAGGGTCTTGACCTTGCCGTACTTGGCGTCTTGGGTTTGAAACAGAGGCATGTCTGTGCTCCTTATCAGTACTGGCCGTCAGCCGATGGGGTGAATGCGGTGTCGATGGCAATCGACGCATGGCGCATGTCGTTGTATTTCACGGCCTGCACGTCGAAGACCGCCTTCATGTGGATCACGCGCTCAAGGCCACGGTCGTTGCTGTCTTCTTCCAGCTCGATAGCCAAGTTGTCTTTCAAGCCCTTGCGGCCTTGAGCGAAGGCAAACGCGCCAGCGCCCAACACCAGCGAACGAGCCGCAACCACAGAACCACCGGAGCCAAAGCCGTTGATGTAGGTACCGTAGGGGGTCTCGTCCACGACGAACTGGCCGTCATAGATACCGCCGCCGCCTTCAACGAACGGGCCAGCTTTCGGACCCATGAAGCGCACCAGCGACTGCTGCCACGACACCCAGCCGTTGTCGCCGATCTCATGCTTGAGGTCGGCCATCACTTCGGGTGGCAGGCAGACCACATAGCCCATCTTGCCGTTGCCGATGGCGGCTTTCTCAATGCGGCTGGCCTTGTTCTTGCCACCCCATTGCTTGGACAGCTTGACCTTGACGTGACGCATCACGGTTTCGAGCTTGAACTTGTTGGTACCGGCCAAGTTGGCCTGGGTGGCTGCGCCGTCGCCGCCGATGATGCGGTGCACGTCATCGAAGGGCACCAGGTCGTTGGCGATCTTCTTGAAATTGCCGTCGGAGTCGCGCACGTTGGTGAAGCCGTCCGAGATACCAACGGTGCCGGCAACATGGCAGTGCACGAACTGCTCAAGGTACTCGCGGTACCAGTCGGCCAGCACTTCGCGGCCAATTTCACCCAACTGCTGACCGGTGCGCTGCTCGTCCATCAGGGAGCCGACGTTCACGCCTTCGCGCATCAGGCCGATCTTGATGGAGGTGGCGAACTGCGCCACGCGCTGCTCGGTACCTTCGAGTCGTTCGGTGCCAACACGGGGGGCGCCTTGAATCTTGGCGGTGATGAGGGTGGTTACCTCATCGCCAGCGCCTTTCTTCAGTTCGTCTCGCTTGACACCAACGGCTTTGGTGCCTTCGTTGCCCATCATCTTGGCAAAGTACTGCTCGTTCTGACCCTGCTTGCCCACTTTCAAGGCCCAAGCCTTGCGAGCGGTCGGATCGGTCGGGAGCACGGGGGTGCTGTTTGGAGTGCCCATGGAATATTCCTTGAAGTTCCACGCTCACTCCTGCGAGCAAATAACGCTAAAGCCCAGCGTCAGGGCTTGGAAATGCGGACCACTCGCGGCGCCTCGATCTTGAAACGACTGGAGCGTCCGAATTTCGTTATGTGCGTCACTGTCACACGCAATGCATCGGAGTCAATGCCTTTTGCCAATTCCTCCAAAATTTTTTTTGAAATCTCAAAGTGAATGGCTTGCCCCGGCTTGAGGTCGCACGTCAAGTGGCCAATTTCGTTGCTCATCGCTGCTGCTTGAGAAGTGCGCGCTGTTTGGCTTCGGGCAGCGCATCGTATGCGGCCTCAAAATCCGGCCCGGTCAACCCGTCAAGCACCTGCTCAACGGTGCGCTCGGTCGCAGTGCCCGCATTGGGCAGGCCCGACAGCGTGACCGGCGCGGCCGGCGGCTTGCGCTCTGGCACCTTGGCGCTGGCAGCGGGTTGCTGGGTTTGCTGCGGCTTGTCGGCTGCGCGCGACAGGGCCACGATGCGGTGGGCTGCTGCAGCCTGCTCGGCAAACGACTTCGTGGCGGTGCGCGGGCTGGCCTGCACGGCAGCCAATGCGGCGTCAAACTCGGCCACGGCGTCCAAGTCGGTGCCGTAGTCGATGCCGTCTCGCTTGGCGCCGGCAATCAGCGAGCCGATCACCTGAGCTTGGCTCTTGGCCTGAACTTGCCCGCTGGCCTCGATCAGCGTTTCGGCACGGATGCGGGCAGCGTTGAGGGCGTCCAGCTGGTCAGACACCCGGTTGTCGATCTCGGCGTAATCCTCGGCGCTGATTTCGCCCTGCATCATCTTGCCCAGCGCGGTCGCACGCTCGGTGCGCAGTGCGGTTTTCTGGGCGTCGAAGTCGGCAGGCGCCTCGGCCTTGAATTGCAGCAACTGCAGCGGGTCGGCGGCCGGTGCGCCACCATTGGCAATCTCGGCCAAAGCCTCGGCGTCCAGCTCTTCGGATGCTGCGCCGGGTTGCTCGGTCTCGGCCGGCTTCTCGTGGCTTTGCTCGCCCGCTTGCTCACCGGTCGGAGCCTGCTCGGCGGCGGGTTGCTCGGCGGCTGCGGGTTCGGTGGTTTGCCCTGCTGATTCCGGCTCTTGGGTCTGCGTCGATTGACCAGCCTCAAAGGCTGCAATCTCGGCTTCGGCCATGGCGTCGAGTTCTGCGGCGGTGGTTGCTTCAATGGTCATCTTGGGTCACTCCTGCGATGTGGTGGGTTGATCAATCGTCGGTGTCGGACGCCACGGCGGCGACCTCGACCATCTTTTTCTTGGCCAGCTCTTGGGCCGCCTTCATGCGCTTGGGGTCTTTCTCGATTTCCCTGGCGCGAACAAGCGTGCGCAAGTCGTCTTCGGTCTGCCAGTCGTCGGCTGCTGCGACCCCGAGTTTTTTGGTTGCCATGGCGGTTCTCCTGTTGGTGATCAAACGGTCTGCACGCCATCAGCGGCGGCAGTCTCAATGCCTGCCATTGCGCCGTCTGCCTGCTGCAGTTCGGGCAATGGCTGGGTCTGCTCCATGGGTTGCCCCATGGTTTGCTCTTGGGGCGCTGCGGCCGGGTCGGCCAACCCGGCCATGCTGCCGATGTCTTTGAAGCCCACGGCCTTGGCCAGCTCGTCGGCCATCGGTGCAATACCGGGCGCCATCGTGAGCACCTGGGCAGCTTGGGCGGCCATGTACAGGCTTTCCAAACGCTTGGCCATGGCCTCGGCTTCCAGCTTCTCGCCCTTGGCCTCGGCTTCGCGGATCGTGGCCTGCAGCTGTGCCATTTGGGCTTGGAACTGCGCTTGAGCCACTTGCTGCTGTTGCTGCATGGCGGCTTGCTGTTCTGGTGTGAGTTCGGTGTCCTCGTCTCGCATGCCGGTGGCTCCGCGCACGCGCTGCAGCACCTTTTCCTTGTTGGGTAGGGTCGGGTGCATTTCAAACACCACGTCCAGCAAAGCCACCACCACTTGAGGCGCAGAGCCTGCGAGCTGGCCCAACACCTGCATGAGCGAGTCGTACATGGCCTCGGCGTGAAACTGTTTCCAAGCCTGCTCACCCACCTGAAACTCGCTTTCGTCGGCGGCCATGTCGTTGACAAAGCGGCCTTGCTCGGCGTCCCATTGATTGAGCGTGCTGAACTTGCGGGCTGGGCCTTTGCCGCTCACCGGTACCGCCAGTTCATGAAGCATGTACTGCTCTGCGGTGGCCAGCGTCAGCACACCCTCAAGCCCACGGGCGCGCAACAGGTTGTCGAAGATGGCGGTTGTGAGAATGGCGCCCTGCTCTGCTTTGAGTGCTCGGCTCTTGCCGCTCAGGCTGTCGGCTTGGGTTTCGCGGTTCTCAGGTGTGACGCCTGACATGCGGTGCATGGTGTCCATGTCGGTCTGAGCCAGCATCATCATCTTCTGCACATCGCCGCCGTGCTCGATCTTTTGGACCCTGCCGCCAGAAATAGCGCCATCGGCGAAGATGGCAATGCCCATGGGGTCGCGCATTTCCTTCTCGATCTGCTCCAGCGTCATTTCCCCGATGGCGCCGGCCTCAATCCAGACCTGATTGACGTGGCTCAGGAACTTGGCCCGCATGAGGTGCGAATTGAGCGAGTCTTGCACGTCCACCAGATCGCGGATCGGCGAGTAAGGCAAACCGGAGTCAATGTCGCGGTAGCACCAGACCGGCACAAACGGGAACTTGCCGTGTTTGTACGGCGATTTGCTCGTCACCAGAATGTCGTCGGCGGTGATGATCGTGCAGTTGATCTCCCACGAAACCGGGTCCACCAACCCACCAATGTGCTTGTCCGTGCGCTTGACTGGATCGCGAGTCCAGCACTCCACCAGCATCACCCGGTCACGGGTCGAGTACAGATCGGTGCCCACAAAGTAGGTCGATGCCTCGCTTGATGCGGTGTCGTTGCCACCCAGAATCGCGCTGGTGCCGCTCCAGTCGCCCAGCAAATGAGCGCCTGCGCCCTTTTGCGCCACTTTCTCCAGCTCGGCGGCCTTGTTCGGGAAAATGGCCTTGGCCACATCCAGATCAATGACCTTGGTGCGGAACAGATAGCGCCAGTCGTCGCCATCCATCGTGATGCCGCGCGAGTCGTGGAGCATGTTGCGCCAGTCCTCGGCCATCGACACCACCTTGGGCCCGCTCCTGTCCTGTCGGGTGGCCACTTCAAGCCAGCCCAGGCCGGTGATGAATGCCTGATCGGTGGCCAGACTGCGCTCGAAACCCGTTTGATTGGTGTAGTCGAGCCACTTCATCAGCTCTTGCTTGGCCTGCGCGCTTTCCCGCGCCTCCTTACTGTCCTTGCGGGGCGCCACGGTGAAATCGACACGACCCCGGCGCTCGGTGCCTTTGAGGTACTCGATGATCGGGCGCACCATGTTGTTGGTCGCCGGCGACAAGCCCACGCTTTCGAGCTTTCGGCGGCGCTCCAGCGTGAATTGGTCGTTGTTGTAGTAGCGCACCCACTTCATGCGCTCCTGCCGGTTGAGGTGCTGGCGGTCCAGTTCCTCAAGGTACATGTTTTTCAGGCGCTGATGGCGCTCGGATTGGGCGGCTGTCGTCATACCAGCGCCTCCACAGTCTGATTGCCACGGGTTGCGGTGACCTCAAACGTGTCTTTGCCCCCGGTGACGATCTTTTTGCGCACCTCGGGCTTGGCCGCTGGCTGGTAGACCATCTCGATCATTGCCCTCAGCACCAGGTCAATGTAGTTCTTGACGGCTGTGCGGTCATCGGCTGTGTAGCCCATGAGCTGCACCGACTGCGTGGCGTCCCAAATGAAATCGCGGGTGCAACTGCCGGTCGGGTTGTCGTCTTTGTCGAACTGCAGGATGAAAGGCCGGTCGGCTTCGCGGTAGCAGCGCGGTTGATACTCACTCTGCACGGTGCCGGCGTGGGCGTTGAGCACGATGCCTTCGCGCGGCCGGCCGATGATGCAAACCCGCTGGGCCTTGGCGCTGCCCGGAAGAACCGCCCACTCCAGCGAAGCGACAAAGCCGCCTTGCTGAAACGACTTCCACGAGTCGGCGCCATTCCATTCCAGCAGGCATTGCCCTGCACTGTTCAAGATTTCTGTTTTTCGCATGGGTTATCTCCAGCCAAACCGCTCGCGGCCGGCGAAATTGCTGAGTGAGTCGGTGGCTCCGGCTGGCGTCGGCCGCTGCGCCCACTGCCTGAATGCGTCGGCGCCGTTCGATGCCCAGTTGTGATAGGGCTCAGCGCTCCACATGCCGCGCTTCTCGTCCCAGATGTACTGATAGGCGTCCAACGCCTTGATGCCTTGGGCGCACTTCACGCTGCAGATGCGCGCGCCCTTCTTCATGGCGTCGCGGGTCAGATCAATGCCGATGGAGCACTCAGAGACTCGCGGAACAATCTCCACGCCCTTGACGCCCAGCTTTTTGGTCAGGATGGAAAACGCCGACTCGATTTCTTCGCCCTGGCGCTCGGCGTTGCCGTCGTGAGGAAGCCAGTGCTTGCCCCAGCGCTCGAAACCGTGCTCGGCCTTGAAGTCCTCCAGTTGCTGCGACCACTTGCGCAAACCCACATGGCTGTCGCTCATGTAGCCAATGAAGTGGTGCCAGTGGCCAATCTGCTGATGCAACCAGATCGCGGTAAGGTCGTTTGAGCCCAAGTCCCAAAAGGTGTTGACTGGCTCCAGCGGGTCGATTGGCAACTCAACGATGCGGCCATGCTCGCGCATGAACGTCATTTCCTCGCCGTAGATCGCGCCCTCCACTGCCTGCTCGAAGGCCTCTTTTGGTGTGGACGGGTACTCGCGCTTCATGTCGCGGCCCAGCGTCTCGCGCTTCTTGACGTACCACGCCTTTTGCTCTGGCGTCAGCGTGATGCCGGCCTCAATCTCCAGCTTGCGGAAATACTTGGCGTCTGCTTCGCCGATGTGCACACCATCGGCACCCATGCGGTAATCGGCGCTGCGGTACCAAGGGAAAAAGTGCAGCCGGAAATCCAATGGGCTGAGCTTTTCCTTGGCCTCCTGCTTCTTGAGTGCGGCGTCTGTCAGCTCGTAGAACGCCCCCGCCGCACCTTCGGCGGTGGACTCCACCACGATGATCCCGCCTTCAAGCGGGACGGCTTCAAAAGCGCCGGTCACGATCTCTCGGGCTTTCTCGGGGTACTTGCGGGCAATCTTGCCCATTTCCGAGACGTGCAGCAGTTGCAAAGTGCCGCCTCGCGCGCTGGTGCCCACCGAGAAAGATGACCCGTTTGCCCAGATCATTTCTGTGTCTGTGCGCTTTGCCAGCGGCTTGGCCTGCTTGATGGCCTCGGGCAACCTGTCATAGGCGAAGCAGGCTTTGCGAAACAGCTTCATCGCGTTGGGCAGCGTGTCGGCAATCACACCAGCCGCGAAGTTGTCATTGAACAGGCATTGATCCAGCCCAAGGATTTGCATCAACGTCGAAAAGCCCAACTGACGGGCTTTCAGAATGTCGTTGCGGGTGTGCAGGAAGTCGTAAAGCGCCCGCTGTTCCGGGTTTGGCTGGAATGGCACAGGCCGCCCAGCCTTGTCAACGATCCAATACAGGTTCTCAATCCGCCACCACGGATCGGCAAGCGCCTGCATGAGGTCGCTCTCTCGCATCATTGGCCGTCACCCCTCACAGGCAAGCGGCTGCCACGCGATGAAAGCTCGGCCAGCAGGTCGGCGACTGGGTTGCTGGGCGGCGTAGCTGGCTCGTCGTCAATGCGATAGGCCTTGCGCTCCTGCTCAATCAGGATCTTTTCGGTCCGTGCTGCCGCCTCAACAGCCGACACCAGTGACCCAGCCTCGCGCACATCGGCCACCATTTCGGTCATTGCAACCAGCTTTTGACGCGCCCTATCTGCATCCTCTGCAAGCGCCTGCAACCGCTGTCGGTGCTTCAGGATGATCTGCGCATTGATCTCGGCAGCCGCCAAAACGGTATTGGCAACAGCCTGTCCACCCTTGGCAATCTCGCTGTCAACCAGTTTGGCAACCAATTTGGCGTTTGTCGCCTGCTTGATCTGCTCGCCTAGGTCTTGTGTCCACCCATGCACTTTTGAGCGCTTGGCGATGGCTTGGTGCGAAGGTCCGTGCTTCTCCGCCAGCTCCCGCAGCGTGAACTTCCCCGTCCGATAGTCACGCTCGACAGCATCCCAGTCCACTTTTCGGCGTCCTGGTGCTGGGCTTTGTGACTTTTGTGATGGGGCGGCGCTCTTGCGCTTCGCGGACATTGGGGCTCGACCTTGTGCAAAAAGCCCTCGAGGGCTTGCGGCCCACGGGGAAATTGGAGACAACTGCAAGTGCCGTGAAGCGCTCGCTCAGTTATTGCAATACTTTTTGTGTCGGAGTCAATGGCGATTCGATCAATTAACCCAAAATCGTGGGCGCTGGTGTGCTTGGTCCCACTGAATCCGGCCCATTGAGGCCAAAAACCGGATGCGTGCCCGGGCCTTTATTTTGGCTCTGCGGGCGGCCTGGAACACCTCGGAGGCGGCTTCTATTTCGCGCTCGGTGAGTGGTTGACTGGTGGCGGCAAGTGTTTGGGCGATGGCGTGATCAAGTGCGTCGGTCTTTGTCATGACTCCCCCGCGGTTGTGGCGACGCGCCGGAAGTGATCTGGATGGCAGCGCCCATCTTGTTGGGCTTGAGCGGCGCGCTCCGTCAGACAGTCTTTGCAAAAATCAAAATTCGGGTTGTAAACGGGGTGGCCATCGGGCATGAGGATGAACGCCTTGCGCCGATTGCGCTTGTCGTCGTGCCCGCTGCTGGTGAGGTATTCGGCGGCGCTGGTCAGGTACTCGCGCCAAATGTGCCCGCTGTGGAAACATGGCGGCGGCGGAGGGGCACTGTCGGCTATGGCGTCGGCTACGTTGATGCGGGGTTTCATTCTTCAGTCCACCTCGGCAGGTTTTTTGGCCACAGACCCATGGTTTTGATCTGGCGTCTTGTTTGCTCAGCCCATTGCGCACCCATGGCGCGGTGGTCCTCGCGCTTCGGGAACAGGGTGTAGCGGTCAAAGCGGCTGTGACAGCCCAGCAGGCCGTAGCCGTCTGCGCACAGGGGCATGGCGTCGCGGTCGTCGTTCTTCATGCCCTTCGCCTTGCCGGCGTTGGTGTGTGCGTGCTGGCTGCGCCCCTGCAATCCGCAGTGGATGCAGGGCAGCGCGGCGACAAGGCGGCGGTAGGCTTCGGAGCGCACCAGCTCGGTCTTGGGTACCGCCCGCACCTGTTGTGCGGAAGCGGCGTAGCTCACCTGGCGGCGCAGGTGCTCGGGGATTGGTTGGTGCACCGTGCGCTTGCGCTCGATCTGCGGGCGCCGGAATGCGGAGCGGGTCAGCACGTCTCTGGCCTCCGGCTCCTGGCGTACACCAACTCCCCGGTTTCCGGGTCTGGCACGCGATCGGCAAATGTCACGCCATGCGCTGCGCCAAAGGCGTACAGCCAATCAACGAAGGCCGTGGACAGCTTGCGGGTGAAATGGCGGCTTTGGATGCCCAGCAACACCACTTCGCCGCGCAGCCCCCGGCCCATACGGGTGTCGCCGAACCTGGCCCATTCGTCGGCCAAGTCGGTGCGGGTGTCAATGCGGAATGCGCTGATGAGGATGCGTTTGGCGTCGTCGGCATCAGCCAGATCGCCGCCCACCTGTTTGGAAATCTCGCCAATCATGGCGTGGTAGCGCTGCTCGGCTTCCCGGCTTTTGCTTTGCTCCACCACCCTGATCGCCATGCGGTTTCCAGCCACGGCATGGGCTTTGACCAGGCGCCACACCGGGCCGCTCACAAGCTTGTGGGCCTCGATGGGGTTGGGCGGGATGTTGAATGTGGATTGGGTCATGCGACCTCCCCCGGCTCCAGGTCAAGCGCCATCTGCGCACCGTCCGGCTTTGCTTTGCGTCCGCGCACCTTGCCCACCCTGCCGCTTGGCTTGCGCTCCAGTGGCAGCATGGGAATACCGACTTTGGCCACGCACTTGGGGCCGTAATTGCCGGTGCGGCCACCGCGCTCCAGGGTGGAGGCCGGTGCGATCAAAGGGCGTCGGCAGGCAATACAGCGCAGGGTCATGCGGCCACCATTACCCGTACAAATCCACCCACACCCACACCCTTCTGGATCGTCAGGCTCCAGTGCTTGTCGTCGACCCCAAGCACGTCGGCCAGCCCATCGAGGCCAGCTTTCATGCGCGCCAGTGCGTTGTCCAGATCGAACTCTCGGCGCGTGGGCGCGTAAAACGTCAGCGTCAGGTGCAGTGCATCGGCACCCAATGGGCGTGCGCCTTGCTGGCGGGCAACGACGGCGCACGCCTCGCGGTAGGTTTTTTTGGCCTTGGCCAACACCGCCCAGTGCAGGCGAGCGTTTGGGCTTAGCGTCGTGGGTGGCCACGGTAGGGTGATCTCGATCTTGGGGGTTTTGTGAGTGGTCATGCAACCTCCACGCGCAACACGTAACCAACCTCCGCCCAACTCAAGGGTGTCTCATCGATTCCGGGGCCGCGCACCCCGACACCTCGTCCGGGCCAGTCATGGCAGACTGCAGGTCGTCGGCAATGCCCTTGAAGTAGCCCGAACTCTCGGCGTCCAGCTTTTTGGCGTAGTCCCACACCCAAGATTTCCAGCCCGGGGTCTTGGCCAGCTCGATCAAGTGCGCCAGCGTGTGCGGGTATGTCCCAGGCTTGCCGGGTTGTGCTGATGACTCGGTAGGCTTGCATGTCATGCCCTCCCCCGGTAGCTGTCCCAGCCAAAGCCCACGGCCTCGCCGCCGTCCTCGCGCAGACGGTCAAACACTCGTTCGCCCAGGTATGCCCGCACCTCGTCCCGCTCCAAGTTGGACAGCAGCAGGGTGGGGCGGCGCTCCTCGTAGCGCTCGTTGAGGATGTCGAACAGCAGGTGCTTCTCAAAATCGCTGCCCGACTGCACGCCCACTTCGTCCAAGATCAGCAAATCAGGCTGCACCAGCGTGGCCACGGCCTGGCTCTCGGTTTCGTGGCTGCCGCGGCTCCAGGTGTCGCGCACCCGGCGAATCGCACGCTGCACCGTGGTGAAAAGCACAGGGCGGCGCTTGCCCAGCAAGTGCATGCCAATCCCAACAGCCAGGTGCGTCTTGCCAGTGCCGGGCTTGCCGATGAACAACAGGCTGCGGCCAGTCTTGATGGCGCGGGCATCGAAGCTCTCGGCGTAATCCCGGGCAATGGCCAGGGCTTGGCGTTGGGCCTCGTTCTCGGCTTTGAAGTTGTCCAGGGTTCGGTCTTGAAAGCGCGCGGAAATGCCAGCGCCGCCGATCCGCTTGTGCCAAGCGGCCAGACGGGCCTCGCGCTCGGCAGCCTCAGCGCGTTCACGTCCACGCGCTTCACGATCGGCCATGCAGGCCGGGCACTGAGACCAGACGTTGCGAATCCAGTTGCGGGCGATGTATTCGCCGTGCACGTTGCAGCGGTCGGTGCGGATCTTGATGTCGGCCAGGTTCACAGCAGCCCCCCCTCGTAGGTCTTGGCGGCAAAGTTTTCGGCGGCAGGTACGCGGCGGGCGCTTGGCTTGCCAGCGCGGCCAAAAGTCACGGCCTTATCGCACCAATTCCGCCACGCGGCTTGCCAGTCCAGCATCGTGCTGCCCTTGGCCTGGTGGTGGTTGCGAAAGCTCTCCAGCTCGACAGCAAGGGTGATGCCCTTGGCTTCGGCGTAGACCACGCCCGTTTCGTTGGGGTAAAAGTCGCCGGGTAGCTTGGCAGCGCGCTTGCGCGCCAAATCTATATTTGGTATTGGTATTGGTATTGGTATTGGTATTGGTATTGGTGGCATTGCATCAGCATCAGGTTTTGATGCCACGGCATCGCCTTCTTGATGCTGCGGCATTGCCGATGCATTGCCGGGTTCCGCCGCTTGCTTCTGCCAGCGCTTGTTCGCTTTCTCGCGCTGCTTTTGCTGCTTCTCGCGCATGGCATCAATTTCGGCATCAGCACGGTGGTTCACCCAGCCTTCTGGGGTCAGTTCGAAGTACTCCTGCAGCACCGTTTGCACGGCTTCGCGCTGGGTGTCGGTGGTGGCCAACACCAGGCGGCAGACCGCGCGCAGCTCGGCCGGCAGGGGCTTTTCGTGGGTGTAGTAGGTGTCCAGCAGGCGCCGATACGCGGCGTCTTCTTCCCAGCTCAAATGCCGGGTGGCGCTCAGGTAGTCGCCGATGTGGAAGGGGTAAAAGTTCATGCCTCACCCTCCCCGGGCAGCGCGATTACCTGCTTTTCAAGGCTGGTACCCGGCACGATGGCGGGCCATGGTTTTTTGATGGGCGTGTTCATCACAGTCCGCCTTTGGTTGGAACAAGTTGTGACGATCCGAAGACCCCGCTGATGCGCGACTGGTGCACCATCAGCACATGCTCAGACCCATACAGAGTTACCTCAATCAAGTGCGCGATGTACTCGGACGCAGAAATACCCAGCTCGTGACACTTTCGGTCGAGGTCACTCTTGGTTTCAAAGTGCAGGCATGCGGTGACCTTTTCGGCGCGCTTGCCGGTGAAGTTGTGTCGGCTGAATGCAATGGCGTTCATGGCGTGTACTCGTCGCCACCATTGAGAAAGATCGGCTTATCCAGGCTCTGACCGATCGCGTGCGCAGTCTGGAGACTCATCAGGCCGACAAGATGCGTTATGAGCTTGCACAGGTCGGCACCAGGGGGCAGTTCTGCGCCTATCGCTTGCGCCCTGCTGGCGAACTCACGGAGGCTCAAAGCGAGCCCACACATCTCATCTGTCAACCGTGCTTCGAGGGTGGAAAGAAGAGCGTCCTTGTCGTTGAGCAATTCCCGGCATTCCTGCGCTAAAGGTGCAACGTGTGCAAGGAGGAATTTTCCGGCTGATGTCATGACTTGGCCTCCCGCTGGGCCAGCTCTGGCCAGATCAGGTGTGCGCGCTTCTGACACAACATCGACCGATGAAGCTCACCACCGGTAACGATTTCCAGCCGCATCGCCTCTTCTGGCGCCATGTCCCGCCGACCAGTGAGGCACTGATAGAGGTAGTCTGAGTTGGTGTTGTGCAGGGCGGCAAGCTCGGTGCGCCGCTTTGCGGTGATGGTTTGAGGTGCGTTCATGCCGGCATCCTAGCGTAACGCTATGCACTAGTCAAGCGAAACGCCTGAAAACACAAGCACAACGCTAGAAGCAAGGCGGAATAATGACTTCAACCATGAAAACCGAGAGTTCAGACCCGTTTGTCCAAGCGCTTGCGAGCCTTTGTGAGCGCCATGGTGGGCACAAGGCTGTGGCGCAGCGCATCGGCGTGAGTGCCGAAAACCTGTGGCAAATCCTCAATGGCATTCGCCTCCCCTCGGGCAACCCTCGCGGTGTGGGGCCCCGGCTGAGGGCGGCGATTGCCTCCACCTACCCCGATTGGCTTGAGCGGCATCCAGTGGCTGTTGGCGATCCACCGGGCAAGCTGCCCATCAGCCTTGATGCCAACCCCGACTACCCTGCCGTTCGCCGTGTCCGCATCAAGGCGTTAGCCGGTGTGAATGGCTATGCCGTCGAGCACATGGACGAGGACGGGCCGCCCATCGTGTTTCGGGCCGACTGGTTTCGGGCGCACGGCTACCGGCCCGACAAGCTGGTGGCCCTGCGGGTGTGCGGGCAGTCGATGGAGCCCAGCTTGTACGAGGGCGATTTAATCGTGGTCAACACGCAACAAACAGAGCCCAAGGATGGTCGGGTGTTCGTGGTGCTTTATGAGGGCGTTGTGTCCGTCAAGCGCTTGGTGCGCGATGCCGGCGCCTGGTGGCTGGAGTCGGACAACGCCGACAAGCGGGCGTTCCCGCGCAAGGCCTGCACGGATGAAACCACCGTGCCTGTGGGTGAGGTGGTCTACAAGCAGAGTGAGCGGATATGAGTCCTGTGTTTTCTCGGTCCAGCATTGGCGGCAAGAAGAATTCGGAGATCAAAGCCCGGGTGTCTGATGAGACCAAGTTCGCGCTCCAGCGCAAGTGTCATGAGCTGGGCATCACCGAGTCCGAGTACCTGGACAAGCTTGTCAACATCTCCCTGTTTGGCATTGACGAGGTGATCGAGGGCGAAAGGCAAAAAGCCCAAGGCATAGTAGGTTTGTGGAACAAAGTGACCACCATGGGAGGACGATAATTTTGTTAAATAAATGCTCCATCAACCAAAAGGAGTATTTATGAAGTTTCTAGCAGCCATCGCCCTGTGCGTCGCCAGTTTGTCGGCCTTTGCTCACTCGGGCGGCACCGACTCCAATAAGTGTCACACCAACAGCAAAACCGGCTACTACCACTGCCACTGAGGACGTGAAATCATGAGGCAAGTTTTCATTGGCTTCGTTTTGGCTACAGCATCCCTTGTGGCCAGCGCATCGTGTTTTGGTTCTGGCTCCACAACCACCTGCACCGATGCAAGTGGCAACAACTACAGTACCTACCGCAGCGGTAACGGCAGTCACACCTACGGCAGCAACGCCAATACCGGGTCCACCTGGAACCAAAGCACCTACCGCAACGGCAACACATCGAGCACCTACGGCACCGCTTCAGATGGCAGCACCTGGAATTCGACCACATTCAACAACGGCAGCTCGACCACCACGTTCGGCACCGATAGCCGAGGCAACACCTTCACCAGAACGTGTAGCGCGGCGGGATGCTTCTGAGGCGCGCCATGCGAGTGCTTGGATGGATTCTCATTGGCCTTGGCGTTTTGCTGGGCATCGGCGGGGCTGCAACCGCCATGAAACCCAGCATCTACCCCATAGCCACAATCATCGGCGCCTTCGCCATCCCGGCTCTGCTGATCTATGCTGGGTGGATCCTGGTCCAAAAGAAATAACAAGCGCTGCACCCTACACACACCGCCTCCGGGCGGTTTTTTTACGCCCGCCGCAGACCGCCGCGCCGCTGCATGGCTCCGCTTGGCTCTGTGTGCCGCAATTTTTTTGCCCGACAACTAGCGTAACGCTTGACATATTAGCGATTCGCTAGTACAGTTCCACCCCATCGCAGCGATGCAGCGAAACGACCCAGCCCCAGCGATACGGGGGCGCACCGAACAGGATGCAAACGGGGGTCCAGGTCCGAAGGGGCCGCAGCACAAAAGCAACGCCGCGTGGGTGATCGCACCCCAAGCAGGCTCTTTAAAACCGCTGCACAGATGAATAGGCGCACACAGTTGAAAGCGCCCTGCCCTTGTCCCTGCCGGGCAGAACGCAAAACGGCAGAAAACTGGTCCTCCCTGGCTGAGCGTGGCGCGTGCTGCGCGTTGACGCCACAGGGCCTGATCTTCACAGACGCCTACCCACGATGGCGCGGTAATCGTGGGCAAGCGGCACCCTGCCGGGCTGGCAGAGGTGCCGCGCAGACACCCCAGCGGTGTCTGTTGTGCGGGTTCATGGGTGCAGTCGGTTGGCGCGGCTGCTTTTTGTCGAGTCTTCTTGTTAGGGAAAAGAAACACTGCCCCATGTGAGCCCATGAGTCTGCACAACAAACACCACTGGACTGGAGACACCCATGAGCTACGACGAATTGCTACTTTACCGCCACAGCGCCACAGAAACAGCCGCCGAACTTGAAGCCGAGCGCCAGGAACTGAGGATAGAGACATGGCGCACCGAATTCAGACGGGCAGCCGCCAGCTGTGACATCCACACCGAGTCAGGCATCCGGTGCCTGCCCAAGATGGTCGACGTTTTCTCCGAAGCCCTGGCGGAGGACAGCGAAACCGTCCACAACGAGGCGTTTCGCGCCCTGCTGCTGCTGGCCCGCAAAGGCCAAATCGAAGCCGTGGAGTGGCTCAAAAAACTCGAAGACCGGTATGTGGCGTTCAGGGAGACTTGGCAATGAGCATCGAAGCAATGAAGCAGGCGCTGGAGGCGCTGCAAAACGCAGAGGCCCGGCTGACTTTGCTGATCGAGCGCGACCAGCACAAGCTACTAGATGTATTGGCGCGAGACGCCGCCCGCGCCGCCATTGCCAAAGCAACGGGGGCCGCACAACCCATCCAACCGGAGAGTGTGTCATGAAGCGTTTTACCGTCACCATCACCAGTGCCCAGGGCTTGCGCCAGATGACGGGGATTTTCCGCAGCCAATGGGACGCCGTCTTGGCGGGTATGGACCAGCTTGAAGAAAGCCAGATGGCGGGCCGTGTCTCTGCCAAATTGGAGCCCAGCGCATGATCATCACCACCCCCGCCAACCCGCCGCCGCCACAGCGCAAACGCCCGTGGCCATTTACCCCCACCACCCCAGAAAACAGCCCGCCAAAGAGCGGGTTTTTTTGCGCCCAGAGCATGAAAAAACACCTTCGCATGGCCGAAAAGATCGAGCGACGCGCCGAAGCCGCACTTGAGTTTCTTTGGCGTCTTTCAATGACGGCCCTGGGCGCTTTTCTGGTGATCAAGTGGGTGGAGGTGCCAGGTGTCTTTTGAATTTTGGATTCACCGCGTGCCTCCCGGCCCCGGCCTTCGGCACACCGCCCACCACGCGCCCCAGGGCGTCCACATCAAAGCACCGCTCTTGCCCGTACAGCGGCAGGGGCGGGATTTGACCATCTGGGTGCTGCGCACCCTGTTCGTGGTCTGTACGGCAGCCGCCGTTGTCTTGGGCGCCCTGCCCAGGGCAAGTCAAAACGCGCACTGCACTCCGACAGACCCACACGCCACCGACTGCCGCACACCTGCGGCCAAAGAGAAAAAACCATGACAGCAGTTCAAAATACCCCCGCCCGCAACATTGCCGACATGAAGCCCAAAGAGCAGATCGCGTACCTGCTCAAGACCAAGCAAGCCGAAATCGCCAAGATGCTGCCCAAGCACCTGAACGCCGAGCGTTTGCTCAAAGTCGCGCAAATCGCTGCCACCACCACCCCGGCATTGGCCAAGTGCGATGTGGCCAGTCTGGTGGGCGCCATCGGCCAATGTGCACAAATGGGGCTCGAGCCCAACACGGTGCTGGGCCACGCCTACCTGGTTCCCTTCAACACCAAACGCCGCGATGCCCAGGGTGGCGAGCGCTGGGTCAACAGCGTGCAGGTCGTGATTGGCTACAAGGGCTTGATCGACTTGGCCCGCCGCTCCGGCCAGATCGTGAGCATTGCCGCGCACGAAGTCTGTGAGCGCGACAAGTTTGAGTTGGTCTACGGCCTCAACGAGCGCCTGGACCACACCCCGGCCATGGGCGAGCGTGGCGAAATCATCGGCTTTTACGCCATCGCCAAGCTCAAAGACGGCGGGCACTGTTTCGAGTTCATGAGCCGCCTGCAGGTCGAGGACATTCGCAACGGCTCGCAAGGTTGGCAACAGGCGGTCAAGTACAAAAAACATGAGCAGCACCCCTGGCAAGCCCATTTCCCCGAAATGGGCCGCAAAACCGTGATCCGCCGCCTTGCCAAGTTCCTGCCCCTGTCAATTGAGTTCCAGACCGCCGCCGCCCTCGACAGCATGGCCGAAGCGGGCAAAGACCAAGCCCTGGACACCATCGACGGTGAATTCACTTTCATTGCAGACGGCGAGTTCAGCGGCGCCGTGGTCGATGCGGACGGCGTGATTCTTGACGATGGCCGAAGCGATCAAAAAGCCATTGAATACATGAGTGACGCAGCCTTCCAGGCCAAGGCCAAGGAGTGGGAGCAAGCCATTTTGGGCGGCACACCCGCCAATGAACTGATCGCCATGATCGAAACCAAGACGCCGTTGAGCAACGATCAAAAAATGCAAATCGCGGGCTGGAAGCACTGACAAGCGCAGCCACCGTCACACCACCAAGCCCGCCCCTGCGGGCTTTTTTCTTTGCCACAAAGAGCCACCATGAAAATCCTCAAACTGATCCAGGGCACCCCCGAATGGGCTGCCCACCGCGCCCACCACTTCAACGCCAGCGATGCCCCGGCCATGATGGGCTGCAGCGACAACCAGACCCGCACCGAGCTGATGACGGCGCTGCACACCGGATTGCAGCGCGAACACAGCGATTACGTGCAAGAGCGCATTCTTAACCCGGGCCACCGCTTTGAGGAACTGGCCCGCCCCCTGGCTGAAAACATCATCGGATCGGACCTCTACCCGGTCACCGGCTCTGACGATGTAGACGGCTTGCCACTGTCGGCAAGCTTTGACGGCCTGACCATGGACCGGCGCACAGCCTTTGAACACAAACGCCTCAACGCCACGCTGATCGAAACCATGACACCCGAATGCACAGGGGCCATGTTGCCCCTCAAGTACCAAGTGCAAATGGAGCAGCAGTGCATCGTCTCGGGCTGCCAGCGCGTGCTGTTCATGGCCAGCGACTGGAGCGCTGACGGCAACCTGATCGAAGAGCGCCATTGCTGGTACGAACCGAACCCGGCGCTGGCCGCTGAAATCCTTGCGGGCTGGAAGCAGCTGCAGGCCGAAATGCCGACCTTCACGCCACACGCGCCCACCGTCAAGCCGGTGGGCAAGACCATGGAGACGCTGCCCGCCCTGCACATCGCCGTGACCGGCGCAGTGACGGCCTCCAACCTGGGCGACTTCAAGGCGCACGCGCTGGCCGTGTTCGACGGCATCAACCGCACGCTGACCACCGATCAGGAATTTGCCGATGCCGAAGCCGCCGTGAAGTGGTGCGGCGAAGTGGAGACGCGCCTGAAAGCCGCCAAAGACCACGCCCTGAGCCAGGCCAGCGACATCTACACCCTGCTGTCCACCCTGGATGAGGTGTCTGAGGAAGCCCGCAAGGTGCGCCTGGAGCTGGGCAAACTGGTTGAGCAGCGCAAAACCGCCATCCGCACGGAAATCGTGGCCAAAGCCGCAGAGGGCTACCGGACACACATCGCGCAACTCAATCAGAACCTGGGCCGTCAAATTCTGCCCGGCCCCCTGACGCCGCCAGACTTCGCCACCGCCATCAAGGGCAAGCGCAGCATCGATAGCCTGAAAAACGCCGCAGACACCGAGCTGGCCAAGGCCAAAACGCAGGCCAACCTCTTGGCCGAACGCGTGACCAGCAACTTGCAAACGCTGTCCGCTCAGACCGAGTACGCCAGTTTGTTCCCGGACACCGCCACGTTGGCCCTGAAGCTGCCCGACGATCTGGATGCCATCATCCAGTCGCGCATCGCCACCCACCAAGCCAACGAAGCCGCACGCAAGGCCAAAGACGCCCAGGCGCAGCCACCCGTGGCGCCGACATCCGCCGCCCAGGACGAAGCACACAAGGCCAGCGTGGACCTGACCAGTCCGCTGGCGGTGCAGGCCATGGCATCGGCGGTGCTGGCCCAGGTCGCCGAAGACAGCAAGACCCTGAAGCTGGGCGAAATCACCCAGCGCCTGGGCCTGCCCATGACAGCCGACATGCTTAGCCAACTGGGCTTCTCGCCCGTGGGCACGGAGCGAGCCGCCAAGCTCTACCGCGAAAGCGACTTTGTGCGCATCTGCGATGCCCTGATCGTCCACATCCAGCGGGCCAAGACTGTTGCCGCCGCCACCCAGGCGCAGCCCGCCTGAGCCCACCAACCCCAGCCCGCCAGCGCCGGGGTATGGCGGCCCGCTTCCACTGGTGATACACTGGCGCTGCCTCGAAAGAGGTGGAGACTCAAAAACTCCAAGGATCAGCGGCAACCGCACCCGACAGCACAGCGGTTTTTTTACGCCCCGGTTTTATGGCCGGGAGGGGGCTACCCGTAAGGCTGCCCGCCTAGCTGATCCTAGGTTTTTGACCTCCCGGCCACCCTTGCCGGATGTGCTCAAAAACGCTCCGACAAGGGACTTCCAAAGTCTCGATCAGGAGCGTTTCATGTCGCAATCCGTCCAAGCCGCCACCGGCGCAATCTCTCTGACCGTCATCGACGGCAGCCCCACGACCACCAGCCTGGAAGTCGCGCAGCACTTCAGCAAACAGCACAAAGACGTGCTGGAGAAGATTGCCGCACTGAGCCGAGAAGTTGGCCCAGAGTTTACTGAGCGGAATTTCCCGCCCAGTGAATACAACGACAGCACGGGCCGCGCCTTGCCCGCCTACCGCCTGACCCGCGACGGCTTCACCCTGCTGGCCATGGGCTTCACCGGCAAGAAGGCGCTTGCCTTCAAGCTGGCCTACATCGACGCATTCAACCGCATGGAGCGCGAGCTGACCGGCCAAGCCCCACAGCTTGCCGCCCCCGCCACCCTGAGCGCGGCCCAAGCCCACGCCATCAAGTCGGCAGTCGAAGCCAAGTGCAAGGGCGACAGCAAGGCCTACAGCGCCTGCTACCACGCCCTGTACGACGCCTTCAAGGTGCCCAGCTACCGCGAGATTGAGGCGGCACGGTTTGAGATGGCGTTGAGCTTTATCGAAACTTGGCAGTACGCGCCACCGATCAACCATCAAATCGCTGCCGCCCCAATGTGGATGAGCATCAACTGGGATTGGGTGGCCGGAGCGATCGAGCGCGGAGAAATTGACGATCAAGACCTCGTCAACATGGCGCAAGCCAGCACATCGCAACTCTTCAAAAGCACCTGCACGAAACCCAAGGGCTTCGGAGAAGAAGTGGCACGTCAGATCAATCAGGATTTGCCACTCGCCGATCTGCACGCAATTGCCACGCGCTCAGCGCTTGAGCTAATGCTGCGTGTCACACGGGAAACGAAACTTTAAGTTTCGCCGCCCAGCAATTCAATCAAAAAGCCATCGCACCGGGCAACCCCTGCCCGGGAGCCAGTGTCGATGTCCCCGCGCATCGTGTGGTGGACTTCAAGCCCAGCGCACATCTCGAGCAATTCGTGGCCTGACACCGGCGCTACCCCACTCCCCGCCCGGCCTCGCGCCGGGCTTTCTTTTGCAAGACACCCATGTTCGACCAAATCTCCATTTTCATGCTGGGCGATGACTTTGGCCTGCCACAAGCCAACGAAATCCAAAATCTGGTGCAGTCCATGCCGTTCGTGCCCACCGGCGCCACACAAGAAAAGTCTGTCGGGTTTGTCCCGCCCCGTGGACGCGAACACGGCGCCCTGGTCGAGGTCATCGGCGGGCACTACATCCTGCGCCTGGGCATCGAAACGCGCAGCGTACCAAGCCGCGCCATCCGCTTGGCGGTCGATGCCAAAGCCGCCGAAATCGAGGCATCAACTGGGCGTAAGCCGGGCCGCAAGGAACGCCGCGAACTGTCTGAACAGGCGCTGCTGGATCTGCTGCCTGCCGCTTTCCCCAAGTTCGCCAGTGTGGACGTTTGGATTGACCCCCAAACGCGCCGCCTGGTGCTGGGCTCTGCCAGCCAGGGCAAGTCCGACGAAGCGCTGTCGGCCCTGATCAAAGCCGTGCCCGGCCTGACCGTCAGCCTGCTGCAGACCGCCACAAGTCCGCAGGCAGCCATGACCGATTGGCTGCTGGCCCCGTCACCAGACGATTGGCCCGAGGCTTTGCATGTCGAACGCGCATGCACGCTCAAGTCCATCGGCGACGACGCGGCCCTCGTCAAATTCAAAAACCATGCGCTGCTGACCGATGAAGTCAAAAAGCACGTCACCGAGGGCAAGCTGCCCACAGAACTGGCCCTGAACTGGGATGGCCGCATCGCCTTTGTGCTGACCGAGCACCTGCGCTTGAAAAAAATCCAGTTCCTGGACAAGGTGATGGACGCCACGGGCGCCGCAGAGGACGAAGACCGCTTTGACGCCGATGTGGCCTTGGCTACCGGCATGTTGACCCCCTGCCTGGACGGCCTGATTGAGGCGCTGGACGGGCTGCTGCAATGGGAGGGCCAGCCATCATGAAATCCATTGAGCAAATCGCACAGGCCGCATACGTGGCCTTCATGAGCAACGCAGGCGCACCCCTCTTGCCATGGGAGCGCCTGGAAGCGCTGGAGCGCAATGCCTGGATTGCCGCCGTCAACACCGTGCGCGAAGAAATCGCCGCCGTGCATTGATGCATCGCCACCCCAAGGGGCGCATGGCCGCGCCCCACCCCCCTTTTTTCCCCAGCCTTTGTGCTGGGGTTTTTGTTGGCGCCACCATGACCACTGAAGCCCGAGAAATTCCGCCTGTTTCAGACCCTTGCTGTGGGGGCCGCATGATGTGGCTGGACAAGCAAGACCCACGCTGCATCTTTGGCGACATGAAATCTCATGCGGCCACTGCCCGCTGAGTTTTTGCGCTGCCACCCCAGCGCCCCCGATGCATGGTGCCGCAACTGCAAGGCTTGGGCTGGCCTGCCAGAGCAGCCGCCCACCACACGCGCCACCGAAACCACCAACAGCCGCAGCGAAGCATGCGTCTATGTGCCGCTGTCGCTTCAGTCCAAGCCAAAAAACAAGGCCCCCCATGAAAAAACAATTCCTGCTGCCCATTGCTCATGAGCTGATCGTTGACCTCTTCGCGGGCGGTGGTGGCGCATCCACCGGCATCGAGGCCGCAATTGGCCGACATGTGGACATCGCCGTCAACCACGACCCCGAGGCGATCAGCCTGCACGAGGCGAACCACCCGCAGACCCGCCACTTCATCAGCGATGTGTTCGAGGTAGACCCCCGCACCGTCACAGACGGCCAGCCGGTGGGCCTGCTCTGGGCCAGCCCCGACTGCAAGCACTTCAGCAAGGCCAAGGGCGGCACGCCCGTGAGCAAAAAAATCCGAGGCTTGGCCTGGGTGGTGGTCAGGTGGGCCAAGGCCGTGCAGCCCCGCGTGATCTGCCTGGAAAACGTTGAAGAGTTCCAAACCTGGGGGCCGCTGGGCGATGACAACCGCCCATGCCCGCAGCGCAAGGGCGAGACCTTCCGGCGCTGGCTGGGCGAGCTGAAAGCACTGGGCTACGCGGTCGAATGGCGCGAGCTTCGCGCCTGCGACTACGGCGCCCCCACCATCCGCAAGCGCCTGTTTTTGGTGGCCCGCCGCGATGGCCTGCCCATCGTGTGGCCCGAATCGACCCATGCCAAACCTGACGCCAAGGGCAAGACCCCAAAAGGCCTCAAGCCCTGGCGCACCGCCGCTGAGTGCATCGATTGGTCAATCCCCTGCCCTTCGATTTTCGAGCGCAAGAAGCCGCTGGCCGACGCCACATGCAGGCGCATTGCCAAGGGGCTGGTGCGCTACGTGATTGAAGCTCAGAAGCCGTTCATCGTGAGCATTGCAAACTGGTCGAGCGAGAGCGTGCGCGGGGCCGATCAGCCCCTGTCGACCGTGACTGCCAACCCCAAGGGCGGGCACCATGCCCTGGTGGTCCCTACGCTGATTCAGACCGGCTACGGCGAACGCCCCGGGCAATCTCCCCGCGTGCCCGGCCTGGACAAACCGCTGGGCACCGTGGTGAACGGTCAAAAGCATGCCCTGGTGACCGCCTTCATGGCCAAGCATTACACCGGCGTGGTCGGCTCAGACATGCGCGACCCGCTGGCCACCGTCACCAGCGTGGACCACCACAGCCTTGTCACGGCCAATTTGATCCACATGGGCCACGGCGAGGGCAAGGCAGGCGGCAAGCGTTTCAGCCATGGGGTGCGCTCAGTCGATGACCCGCTGAACACCATCACCGCCAGCGGCTCGGCTGCAGGCTTGGTCACCAGCCACCTGGTCAAGCTGCGCGGCGACAACGTGGGCGGCCCGGTCACGGAACCCCTGCACACGATCAGCGCCCAAGGCCTGCACCACGGCGAAATCCGCGCCTTCCTGGTCAAGTATTACAGCGAGGGCGGGCAAGACCAGAGCTTGCACGACCCCATGCACACCATCCCCACAAAAGACCGCTTGGGGCTGGTCACCGTGACCATCGCAGGTGAGGACTACGTGATCGTGGATATTGGCCTGCGCATGCTCACCCCCGCCGAGCTGTACCGCGCCCAAGGCTTCCCCGAGGGCTACCAGTTCCAAGCCGGTGCCGATGGCCAAACCCTGACCAAGACCGCCCAGGTGCGCATGTGCGGCAACAGCGTGTCCCCACCAGCCGCCGAGGCACTGGTGCGGGCCAACTTCAACGAAATGGCCAGTCAATGGATGGCAGCATGACCCACGCCGAAACACCTCTACCCCGAGCCCTCGCCGCGCAAGATGTGACCGCACACGGCGGCGTGGTCGACAGCGACTACCGCGGCGAAGTGCTGATCGGACTGCGCAACGAAAGCGTCCAGCGCTTCACCGTCAAGGCAGGAGACCGCATCGCCCAGGCCATGCTGGAACCCGTGCAGCGCATCACCTTCGAAACAGCCGAAGAACTGAGCGCCACCCGGCGCGGCGTGGCGGGTTTTGGCAGCACAGGATTCTGATCATGGCCACCCCGATCCAATCAGGCGACCTGTGCGAGGTCGTTGCAGGCCTGGGACGCGACAAGAGCCCCAATTTGGGCCTGACCGTGCGCGTGGTGTCCCTGCGGGGCGAACACTCCCAACATGGCCGCATCTGGCGCTGCGAAGGGCCCGGAGTGCACCAACTCACCGATGCCGGGACTTACGTGGTGACCGGCATGGCCGACTTTGCCCAAAGCTGGCTTCGAAAAATCGAACCCGATGGCCCAAAAGACAGCCACCACGAACAACAGGAGTTGAGCGTATGAATACCGTCGAAAAACTGAAGCAAGTGCTGGAGGCGCTGGAGCAGGCGCGCTCAATGTGCGAATTGCACGGCGACAGCTTTCCAAAGGGCAACCAGTGGCACGAGGCTGCCGAGAAACTTGAAAAAGCCCGCGCCGACCTCAGCGAAGTCATCGAGCAGATGAAGAAGCAGGAGCCTTTTGGGTACATCACGCGCAGCACGGCCAAAGTTAAAGATGCGCAAAAGGTTTTGCCGGACGAAGATCCCGTGTGGCTTTGGTCGTCCATCACATTCGGCACAAAAGACCTTGAGCAATTTGAGAGTTACGACGATCTTGAAGTGCTTCGTCTCTACACGCCCCCAGCACCCGCAGCACAGCCAGCACCTGCACAGAAGCCTGTGGCAACCATCTTTGGCAGCTTGCCTGTGTATGACACCTCACCCGCGAAGGACCAATTGCGCAATCTGACGAATGATGAATTTGACGCCTTAATTTACGCAGACGTTCACAGAGAACCAATGACTTCTGACCATGCTATCGATGTCACCCATGTCGCCTCCTCGATAGAGGGGAAAAAGGACAACAAGCCATGAGCACCATCGACCTCTGTCTTATCGGCCTTGGTTACTTCATCTGCGCCGTCACAGGCTTTTTGACTGGGCGAAATGCCCTCAAGGCCAGCATTGAGAAACGTGTCAAAAAGGAAATCTATGAGCAAGGAAAACTTGACGGTGCTTATGAGTTCATCCGCGACTCAATCTTTGCAGGCATCGCAAAACGTTGACTTGAAGATGTCCATTGCCTTGACGGCGGTGGCCAAGATGCTTAGGTCAGATTACTTCAGCATTTGCACAGTGGATAACGTCTGCAAGCTCATTGGGGCAAGGCAAGACGGTGCAGCTTACGACATGCTGCGCACTCTTCATTGTGTCCATTACCGCGAAATGCCGCAGGATGTGCGCGAGGTCCTCCCGGCATTGATGCGTGAAGTGTTTTCTCAAGCCCAGATTGAAGACGAGGCGATCCGGGGAATTTTTAAAGGGGTTCGGGCATGACAACAGACCGCGAACAACTGGAGCTGGGCGCTGAAATCGGGAGGAAGATGCCATGAAAACCATCCACCGCCGCTCTGCCCAAGCAAAGCGCAAATATCAAGCCGACCCATCTAGCATCTACCGCCTGATGTCGCGCATTCAGCCCTTTACTGAGGATGAGCAAACCGCTTTGGCCCTGCCGGTGCGGGTGGCACTTGATGCCTTCCGCAATGGCCGCGCAAGCCAAGACGACTTCGACACTCTGGCAACCGCCGCCAATGTCTGCCTTGTCCGTAGCGAAGCCGTGAGCCCCTTGTGTGTTGAGGCATCGCAGCGTGGTCAAGACGCGCTGATGCGCGCAAAGCGCCGATTCGACAGCCTTAGACGCTGGGGGTTGGATGGTCCTGGAATTCAGGAGGTCAATGATCTGGTCGACCTGTACGAACAGTTTCTTGCTCTGAGCACGCCGCAGCAAATGAAGGATGCGCTTCAAACGATACTGGAGCGGTCTTTTTTAGGGGAGGCGTTACAGTGAACGCGCCGCACAACAGAGTCACGCCGAAAGGCATTGCCATGGGCAGGAATGCCGCCCGCCTTGCAGAGCTTGGGCTCGAGCGATTGAAGGGTCTTGGGCTGGATGGCTTGGAGGCACCAATGCTGCGGGGTGAAATGTGCAAGACCTGCGCATGCCGCCCGGGCGTTGTCCCGAATGGGTGCCTGCAGACGCAACTCGACTTCTTGAAATCAGCCCACGAAGGCCGGCCATTCCTGTGTCATGCACCCAAAGACGGAAAGATGTGCGCGGGCTGGGTGCGTGTGCGTGCGGAGCTTGTGGCCAACCCACTTCCCGCCGAGGCGGTGGCGCTTCTCGACAAATGGGAGTATTCACCGAGCGAATCGGGGGTACCAACATGACCAAGCCCACCGTCAACGTCACCGAAGCCGCCGACATCCTGAAAGTTCACGCCAAGACCGTCGAAGACCTGATTCGTGACGGCGCTCTGCCCGCTGGCAAGGTGGGCCGGTCGTGGGTGATGATGACCAAAGACGTGTTGGCTCACGCTGAAAAAGTCATCATGGCCCAGACCGCCGACCGCCTGCGCGGCAGCAAGGCGCACCACTCATCACAGCGCGTCGGCAAGCGTTGATTACTATGGCACAAACTCCAAACACGACATGGGCACCAGTCAAAGGCTGGGCAGGCCTCTACGAATTCTCTGATAGTGGCGATGTCCGCAGCAGCGTCACAAGGCGCGGCTCGCGCAAAGGCCACATCTTGAAAAAGAGGTGGACCACAGACGGATATGTCAAAGTAGTCCTGCGCCGTCCTGGCGAGGCATCAAACCTCTTTGTTCACAGGATTGTTTATGAGGCATTTGTCGGCCCAATCCCGGAAGGGATGGAGATTGACCACCTTGATTTCAACAAGGCAAACAACTCCACGGCAAACCTTGAGGCTGTGGCCAAAAGAACCAACATCCAGCGTTCATTTCTGAGGGGCAGGAACTTGGCAAGGGGGAGTCGGCAAGGAAGAGCATCATTCACAGAAAATGACGTGACCGAAATACTGCAGCGATCTATGGCCGGGGAGAAGCAGGTCAACCTTGCCAAGGAGTACGGTGTCACCCCGACAGCCATCTACTGCATCGTGAAGCGAAAAACATGGGCTCACGTTGAGCTACCAAAGTGAAGATGCGAGGTCAGACCCCCGAAGGTTTGTATACCGCATCAGCATCTTGTGGCTTCGGTGTCCAGTGATGCGCATGATCGCTGTCTCGGTCAACTGCGTGCGTTCGAAAAGCCGGCTGGTCGCCTCATGCCTCAAGTCGTGAAATCGAAGGCCATGGGCGCCAGCCTGCTCAAAGATGTCGGCGAAGCGCTTGGACAGAAAATCGGACATGGCCGCCAGCGCCTTGGGTCCGCCGTCGCCCGACCACCACGGGAACAATCGCCCATCGAACCCGCCCGGGTTGTCGGCCAAATAAGCCTGCAGCGCAGCGTGGGCCACGCTCGATAGCGGCACCTGGCGCTTGTCGCCGTTCTTTGTCTTGTCCAAAAACACCGTGCGCAGGCTCAAGTCGATCTGATCCAGCGTCAGTGTGTACATTTCGCGCAACCGCATCGCCGACTCCACCGCCAGCACGAACAGCAACCGGTGGGCGGCCACAGGGTCAAGTCTCAAAGGCCGCTGCGATCTGGTCAGCACACCGCCATCGATCACCGCCATGATCCGGTCAAACTCCCCGGGCTCAAGGCGCCGGTCGCGCTCAACGTCCTGCCGCTTCACGCCGGCCATGGCCTCGTCGGTCTTGGTGTACTGGGCATAACCCTCGGGCAGCGTGCGCAGTGGGTGGTCTGGCATCACAAGATAGCCCTTGCGGATTCCCCAATCAGTGCACCGCGCGAGAGCCCCCACCTTGGCCCGGATCGTGGCCGGCGCCAGTTTGTCCAGGCGCTTCATTTCGGTGATCCACTCGTCCACCCAGGCGACATTGAGCGCCGTCAGGGCGTCACCACCCCGCGACCCCAAGATGGTGCCAAGCGCCGACTTGTCTTTGTCCGATGGGTGGGCGTCACGCTCGTACAACCCGATCAATTGCCGCAGCACCAGCGGCTTGTCTTGGGCCTGAAACTCAGTGGGCACAATCCCGCGCGCCAACAGTGCATCAAGCCGCGCCGCAAACCGGTCGCCTTCCGCTTCGTCGGCGAAGGTCATGTAAATGGGCTTGTCCAGCACGCCCGCGCGCTTGAACACGTACTCCCAGCCATTGGCCCGTTTTCTTTTGCCCGCCAC